TACTACATTAACAGCTACTCCTACTCAAACTCCTACTAACACTCAAACAGGAACTGCCGCAGTAACAACAACTCCTACTCAAACAAGAACACAAACTCCAACAACCACTACTACATTAACAGCAACACCGACACCAACAACACCAGCCACAATGTTTTCAAGGTCTTCAAGTGATTATGCTAATGAGTATTTTACTTGTTTAGGTTCAGTTAGTGGTATAGACTTCTTATATCAAACGCCAGGAGCTGGTGGTGGAATAAGTCCTGCCGTAAGTGCTCAAATGTATACTAACCCAGGATTAACAAACACTTGGACACCCGCAAGTAGTGGGTGGTATTTGTTAGACTATAATGGAACATCATATGCCGTTCTTCCAAATGCGAACGGAGTACTTCAAACTGTTTACCTATGTGGTACTTTACCTTCACAGACACCAACTCAAACACGAACACAAACTCCAACAACCACTACTACATTAACCGCATCACCAACTCAAACACGAACTCCAACAAGTACTACTACTTTAACCGCAACTCCAACTCAAACACCAACTAATTCTCCAACAAGTACCACTACTTTAACCGCAACTCCAACTCAAACACCAACACCAACACAATTGGCTATTCAATATAATATATCATCATTTGGTTACGGCAGTACTTATGATGCTTGTGCAGGTTTAGATACAACTGTTGTTATTTATGCTCCTCCAGGATATACAACACCTATGGTAGGAATGATTTTCTATGATAATGCTAATTTATCAGTACCACATAATGGTGGTTCCAGTGGTCAATGGTTCCTTTTGGAAAAAGGAGGTACAACATGGGCAGCTCAAGTTTATACAAATGGAGAAGTTTTAGATTATGTTGATTGTAGTACTTTAGTTTCACAAACACCAACACCAGAACCAACTAACACTCCAACACCAACTACTCCACTTGGTGGAGTCTATTTTGTGGTTAACTCAATTTATTCATTAGATGTTGATATAAACGATGTTACTGTAGATGGAGTAAGTGTGACCTATGTCAGTGGAGACAACTTCCCTGTGAATGGTAGTGGTGGTTATGGAACATTCCAAACTACATTAACTGGTACAAGAACCATAGTGGTATATTATGGTTCATCGATAGCTGGTCAAACACTTACCGTAACTGATAGTGATACATTTACATCTTGTACAAATATAACAGGAAATGGTAGTGATACCTTCACAGTAAATTTTGCACAGATTAATAGTAATGATAGTGTATACATAACTGCAATAGATGGTACATCTTGCGCTTAAAGTATAAAAAAAATGAACTCTATAAATTTAAATCTGATGAAGATTGATAAGAAGTAATGAGAAGAGAAAGACCATGAAGATATATTTATTAATATATTTAATAAATTAATGCCGAATCTTGTCGCTTATAATTCTGGAAGTACCATCTCAAATTCATTACAATTTGGAACAATCGTAATGGATGTAAATGGAGATGTCTCTCAAGGTTCTCTACTTTGGTGTCCTGACTTTGGAATTTGTAATCAATACTTAATTGTTACCGATAGTTACACAAACGGAAAAACCAATCAACTAAATGCAAGGGCAATGGGATTTCAAACTTCTGGTTTGACTAATTCCGATTTAATTGCAGGAATCAATAAATTAGCCGCATCAAAATTTGCAGGTCCTTTTGGAACATTATCAGACGCAATAAATTGGGCAATTTATGAAGGGTATTTTATAACAAATCAAGAATATCCATCAATCGTTACAAATGGATGTGTTCTAAACTTAGACTCTAACTTCCCGCCATCATATCCTTTAGTTTTTAATTCATGGTACGATTTAACTGGAAATGGTAATACAGGTTTATTAAATAATGGTATCACGTACGATTCGTCCTTGAGAGGTAGTTTAGTATTAAACGGTGCCAATCAATACGTATCTTTCAGTGCAACAACAGGAATTCCAGTCGGAAATTCCAATTACACCATAAGTATTTGGTTTAATCCATCATCTTTGGGAGAAAAAGGTCTTGTAGGATGGGGTAATTACGGAACAACTAATGCTGTTAACGCTTTTAGATTATCATCATCAGGAATTGTAAATTATTGGTTGGGAAATGATTTATCTGTAAGTTACTCATTTACTGTGGGTGATTGGTATAATGCAGTTACAACTTTTGATGGAACAACAAGGTCTATTTGGGTTAACGGTACGTTAATTAGTTCAGATACTCCTTTAGGACATAATGTTCCATATTCATCTAATCTTACAGTAGGTGTTACAAATAACACAGAATTTTTTGATGGTAATATGGGAGAAGTTCAAATTTTTGATAGAGCATTAAGTTCTACTGAAATTAATCAAAACTATAACGCGTTATTACCAAGATACAATGGTACTTATACTGACCCATGTAATATTGCCCCTCTTTGTACTCCAACACCAACACCTACAAATTTGGTACCAACCGCAACTCCAACTAATACTTCTACTCAAACACCTACACCAACTAATACAGAAACTCCAACTAATACACAAACTCCAACTAATACACAAACACCAACTAATACACAAACACCAACTAATACTTCTACTCAAACACAAACTCCAACTAATACACAAACTCCAACTAATACACAAACACCAACTAATACACAAACACCAACTAATACACAAACTCCAACTAATACAGAAACTCCTACTAATACAATAACTCCAACACAAACGCCAACTCCAACAAATAATCTCACTTCAAGTGGATTAATCGGATATTACGATTTATATTATGATGAAATTCCTGGTGGATTTAATTCTGATTATGACGCTTGTAGTGGTACAACAACAATTTACAGTATTACATTATATTGGAATGGTACTTTTGATAATGGAACGACTTTATATGAAGATAATAAAGGTTTAACTTTATTTAGAAATACAACATTTGGTTATTACTATTATAGTGGTAACACATTTAATTTAGATGGTGCAACTGTGTCTAATATAGAAAGTTGTGTAGTAGTCACTCCAACTTCAACACAAACAATGACTCCAACTGTAACTCCAACACAAACAGTGACTCCAACTGTAAGCCCAACTCAAACATTAACTCCAACAACCACTCAAACACCAAGTCCAACAGGTAATGCGTCATTCCATTTTGTATTATTACCAATTGATACAATTTGTTATAATTACAGTTATGTAAATAACAGTGGAAATTCCTCTAGACTACAATATATGGATTGTTATGGAAGTGCAATATCCTTAACAATCCCTAATGGAGGTAGTGGTGTATTCTGCGCTCAAAGAGGAGCGTTAATTTCAACCCCATTAGATAGTATTACAATTTCAGAAACCACAAGTTGTGGAATTTATAGTCCAACCGCTACTCCAACTCAAACTCCAACACAGACACCGTCATATTTTTCAGAAATAACTTCTGACCCTAAAATTAGTCCGTCAATCGCATGTGGTTCAATATTTTTTAACCCTGACCCAACTGTTGGTAATAACACAACATTCTGTAATAGTACAACTTTAACTAATCCAGTTTTTGCACAATTCTCAACAGGTACTTATTATATATCATCTGATTCATATTATGTTCAGGTTAGTATTACTAACGGAAATGAAACCGCTATAGTAACAAGTCCATGTTCTGTATGTGTAACTCAAACACCAACCGTAACTGCAACACCGACACATACACCGACACATACACCGACACCTCTTCCTAATCAAGGATTTACAACTTCAGCATTTACATCAAATGCAATCAGCCAAACAACAGGCCAATATCAAATAATTGCTGAGGGAGGAGATATCAATAAGAAAATACAAGGATACATATTTGTTTCAAATAATTATGGTGCGAATTTTACAGGAGTTAGAATTCCTGGATATTGGAGAAGTGTTGCGGTGTCTGATAATGGTCAATACATGTTAGCGGTTGGTAATGACGGAACAAATCCTTATACTTATAAATCATCTGATTACGGTGTAAATTGGGTACAAATACCATTTACTTCATTTCCTGCACCATATAATTATGTTACCGATAACATATACGGTAGTTCAGTTGCAATTTCAAACAACGGACAATATCAAGTTATGGGAACAGATTTAAGTAAGTTTACGTACACTGGTGGTGGCGGTGGGTACAATTTATTTTTCTGTATTTATGTTTCAAATGATTATGGTTCAACTTGGAGTTTAAGTAACTATCAAGATTATGGTTCATCGTTATTTGGATTGTATAGCCAAGTTACAATAAGTGCTAATGGTCAAATTATACTTGCAACTGCGAGTGCTGGAATTCTTGACCCGTCTGCTGGTGAGATTTATCGCTCAAGTAATTATGGTGTATCATTTGCTCCAGTTGCAAGTACGTTATCCGCAGGCAATGGAAGGGATGTTAAGATATCTCGAGACGGTATCCATGCAATTGCAGCATTCGGTAGTACTCAAGGATATACCTTCTTAAAATATTCTCAAGATTCAGGTACAACATGGAACAATATTACTAATGGTAGTACTCCTAGTAGAACATGGTCAAGTGTCGCCATCTATAACGATGCAGTGAGCGGTACAACAGCATATGCGTCAACAACAATTTCAAGTAATTTAGTAAGAATTGTGAATTTAGATACAACGCCTATTATTACTGAAGTATCACCAACTAAAAATTGTAGATATAGATTATCTGTTTCTAATAGTGGTCAATATATTATTGTTAGAGATACGATTGGAATTTGGAGGTCAGCAAATTATGGAATAACATTTAATTACATAACATCATAACCTAATATATATAATATAGATAATGGCAAGAAATTTTTACATATACATGGATTCAGGAGTAGCAGTAGGTCCTTATAATGCTTATTATGACTCTGTTAGCCCAAGTAATGTCTTAACTCTTTATTATGGCGGTGGAAGTGCGACAGGATTAACATATTCACAGGTTACGACATTCCCTGGTGTTGGGGTTGCGGTTCCCGATAGTGCATCGAATGTAATCATTGTTAATACAAATAATAGTAATCAACAGGTAATAATGTTGGCTACTCAAACACCAACTCAAACTCCAACATATACATCAACACCAACTCAAACGTCAACTCAAACTCAAACACCAACTCAAACGTCAACTCAAACTCAAACACCAACTAGATTATATGACTTTTATTTAGCGGACGAATACTCTTGTAGTGATTGCGGTACTATACAAAATACGGGTGTTTTAGTGGCATTCCCTGCGGGCACTTCTGTAACTTTAACTAAATGGTATAGAACTGCCGATGACGCATTAGACTTTAATTACCGAATCACTGATACAAGTACTCCAGGTATGACTGCTGTCTCATTGAAGGCTGGACAATATAACTCTTGTAGTCTAGCTTGTGGAGTTATTCCAACAACCACTCCAACATCAACACCTACACAAACATCAACTCCAACATCAACAACTACTCCAACATTAACCGCAACACAAACTCAAACACCAACAACCACAACAACATTAACTGCAACACAAACACAAACGCCAACACAAACATCTTTATCAATTCAATATAGTATTAGTCAAACGGTATATGGTGACGATACAAGTGCATGTAGAGGAACTGGTTTAGATTCTGTAGTATACTTATCTCCGTCATATACGATACCAACCGTAAATGCTATTATTTATACTGATGCAACTTTAACGACTAAATTTGCTGGTTCAACAGGATTCTATAAGATGTATAGGAATGGAAGTAACTGGTCAATTTACACCGAAACAGATGTTGTTGGACCTACTTACGCAAAAATTCAATCCGTAGTTAATTGTGTAACAATACCTACACAAACTCCTACACAAACTCCTACACAAACTCGTACACAAACTCCTACACAAACTCAAACTCAAACAGGAACTGCCGCAGTAACAACAACTCCGACTCAAACAAGAACACAAACGCCAACAACCACTACTACTTTAACTGCCACTCCTACTCAAACAGGAACTGCAGCGGTAACACCAACACCAACAACACCAGCATATAGTTTTGGTTTATTTAATACAGGATATGGTGATGCAACATCAGCTTGTGCATATGGTCAAATACCTAACATATCAATTTATGCGGCCCCAGGAACTACAACTCCAACAGTTGGTACAGTATTTTATTCTAATCCTCAATTAACATCTTATTATAACGGTGGAAATCAATATTTCCGAGTTCAAAGAGGTGGAACAGTTTGGGGAGTTCAAATTTCTACAAATGGTATTGTTCAAGATTATACTCCTTGTACGTCAACAGGAGCTCTTTTAGTTAGTCAAGGATACAATACTTGTAATGGAACCACTCTTTATACCGTTTATAAAGATGTAAATATTTGGTCTTCAACCTACAACCACTATTATGTGAATGGTAGCGATGTTGGATTAACAGCACCTACAGCAGGTAATAATACTGATGTTTGGTCTGATAATGGTAATTATAGATGTAATAGTTGTGTAGAAGAAAAACAACAGACTCAAACTAATCCATGTGGTGTTTCTGGAAACGGTGCAACTCGTTGGGTAGCTAACCCAGGTGGTACACAATGTAATACAACTCAGACTTGGACAAATGAAGGTGCTGTATTCTGTTCTAGTTGTGTAACCTACCAAAGACAAAGACAAACAAACCCTTGTGCTGCTGGATATAACACTACCAGAGATGTTAATTTAGGTGCAGGTGCTCCTTGTAACTATGACGCTAGTTACAGCACAGTAGTAGGTACTCTATGGTATTGTCCAGGTAACACGCCAGTAAGCGCTGAAGTATTTATAAATACAAATACTTGTTTTACTGGAAATCAATGGTATGCGAATGGTAACACCTATACTAGTAACCCTTCCAATACTGAAGATGACATTGCAGAGGTATACTACTTCACTCCTTGTGCGGGAGGTTCAGGATATTATTCAATACCATACTGTAAAGGAACCTTCGCAGTAAATGATAGAATCGTTCTGAATGAAGGAGGTGATTACTTTGTTGTACAATCTATTTTAACCGTTGATTATGCTGGTCCTTATGGTATGATTGATACAGGAGAAACAGGATGTCCAACACCGTACACATTATATAATGATAGTTGTGGTGCATACCCTGGAGTTTTTTATACAATTGGATATCATACTGGAAGATACACTGATACTGACTACCCTGGTGGATGTTTTGATTCATATACAACTACCTATGATTTACCACCAGGTTCAACACAATTATATAACTACACACAAATTACAGGACCATGTAATTGTGATTAAAAATATAATTGAATTATAAACTGAAGAATCTTTTTAAAAAAGACGTTATTGTGTAAGGATGATTAAAATAAAATAATTCTATGCAAACGTCATATACAACTGTACAATTTTACTTGCAAATTTTTCTGCAAAATGGTTAACTTTATGCATATCGTCCATATCTATATTTTTGGACTCCATATATTTCATAAGACCTTGTATTAACTTGTTTTTAGACTCATCCGCCATTTCTAAAACTTCTTGAAATGCTTCATTGTCTTCTTGGTCTTCTCCGTGATATCGGTCAATCCATTCTCTACCTGAATATAAAAAAGGGCGAGATTGGAACATGTTTACAACACTTGATTCTCTAAGCTTATTAAGAAATTCTCTAAAAAATCTCCAATCAAAATTTTCAAAGACTTCAGGATTTTTATTAAAAAAATCATAATGACGGTCACCTGTATTTGACGCCTCTTGAACTTGTTCTTTTGGTTTTTTCCATGCATCAGTTGATGGCATTAATGCTAATGAACTTCCATTATCCCAATTTACTTCAATAATTAATTCGTCACCACCTGGCTCAAATGGGTCTCTAGTTATTCTTCTAACAGTACCTTTAGTACCTGGAGGAACACCTGTTTCTCCATCCATGTGATAACAAATGACTCTATCACCCTCTTTTAATGCTGGATTTAATTCACCTTTCATGATAATAAATATATGCAGTATATTTATTGTTATATGGATTTTTTAATTAACGAATCTCAATTAAGATTAATCTTACAGGAACAAGATGAATCAAAAATGAATGATTACATGAAGACCATGTATTCCTTCACTAAAAACCTTGTAAATAGAGTTAGTAAAGTTTATGGTCTTAACCTAAAAATGTTATTAACTTGGGGTACTTCGGTTGGTGGTATGGTAATGCCATTGGACCAATTTATTAGAGGAGGTGAATTTGATTTAACTGATGACCAAAGATATTTGGTTTTGGTAGGAATTACCTTTATACTATTTTTTGAGAATAAAAAAGGTTTAGTCAAAATTTTAGAAAAAATTAAAGAAGAAGGTCTTGAGAATGCATTTAAAATCGGTTTAGAAAAAGCAAAAGATTTAAAATTGTCTTTTAAAGGGTTTTTATCTTCATTAAATGTTACGGTAAGTAGTTTTATGGATACTGTGGCGTATTCATTCCTTATACCTATCATATTAGATATTCAACATGTTGCAGATAGAACTTCAAACCCTAAAGAAAGTGCGTTATTAATTGCAGAAAGATTAGTTTCGTCAGGGGTTGTGGTTGTTGGAGCTCAAGCATTATCTCAAATCATCAAAAAAATTATTGAAAGGATTAAGTAAACATGTTGGGTTCTAAATCGTAATGATTACCCCACCTTTGACTAATCGCAAATCCATCAATTTTAGTGATATAGAATCGTACTTGGTAATATAAATCATCAATACTTGTAATATCTATTTCATTACTCATCACATCATAGACTACGTTATTCATTTTGTCTCTTAGGTAATCAGAATCATACATTACATTCAAAATAGCACCAGAAACATCATCTGCAATATCTAAATTAGGTACCGCATAATGACTATCTAACATAAAATTTTTAATTTCAATATCAAAATCAAAATCAATATATACATCGTCTAATGAATAAAATTTTTCATTAGGTTTCCAATATACATCAAAAGTCAACGGGCCTATTGCTGTTTTTAAAGTTACTTCTTTAACTTCTTTTCTCATTGTAAATAAAACTTCTCTTTGTTTTTCTGTACTAATAAAAAGACCTCTATTAACAGATTCTTTACCGTCAACCAATATTTTTTCTGAATAAGAAAAAGAACTACCTACGTATTTCCATATATTACTAAGGATGTCGTGAATATGTCCACTAAACACTGGAGTTGCGTATGATTGACCTTTTTCAGGTAAAACAACGTTTATAATAATATCGTAACTCCATCCTTTCTCATCTGGTTCTATTGATAGAAAATGATATTCATAACCGTCTTTATTGAAAGAATGGTCCATCAATACTTTACGAAATATTTTTAACTCTTTATCTATAAATTTTGGATTCATTATTTAAACTATTTTAGTATCTAAAAATTGGTTTTTCCATTCTCCTATATGTCCTTCACCTATAAAATATATTCCACACTCTAAATTATTTTTGATATATTCTCTTCTTAATTTTGTTGCATTATTAGCCATATTTGTTAAAAGATTTTTACCGTCTTCAAAACCATGATTATCTTTTTTGGTATTAAAATTCCCCCACATTATATCAAATCCTGTTTGAATGAATTTTCTAATATTTTCTTTATTTGGTTCACTCATCAATAAAGTTTTTATAACTTGAGTATTTGGTGTTTTTAATATTTGTTGAATAAACCAATCTATTTCCATTTTGTCAAATGATAAACTTCCATCCCAAAACATTTTGGAGCTATTTCCATTTTTAATTAATTCTAAAATACTTTTTGGTTTTTGATTATTTTTTTCAAGTTTATTCAACTCATCTAATAATATATTATCTTGGTTTATTCCATCCAATTTTTCTCCTGTAGTTTTATTAACAGCATTACCATTAGAAAAAAAAGTATACATAAAATCTTTTTTAGATTTATCTTCTTGACTTATTTTAGGTTCATAACTTTTATTATCTTTAATATCATTTAACCCCAATTCTTCTTTAAAGAATCTTTCAATGTTTTTTAAATCTGGACCTCCAACACCTTCATAAAAATAACCACACTGTTGAGCAACTTCCATTATTTTATTTATTATGGATGGATTAATATCATTTTTTTCTAAATAAACAGGATTATTTTCATCAAAATGTGTAATACCAATAATAAAACTATCAAGTTTTTTACCTTTTTGCCCTTCATGGTATGGTTGTATTATAACTTTACCATGATTAATCCCTTTTTTTACAGGTTCATTTTCTTCTTCTGTAATAAGACCCATTACTTCTTTTATCCTATGTATATCTTCTTGTAAGTTCATTATTTTTGTAAAATTTGTTGAATCACCTTCTCCTGTTGATTTGGTTTCAAATTGTGCTTATGCGGATTTTTCTGAAACCAGTTTCTAACCAATGTTTCAAAATCCGCTTTTTCAGATTTGGCTCTTTTTCTAAATCCTGCTCTTTGTGCTTCTAACTCATGTTGTTGAGTATAATATTTTTCAGGTGATTTGGGTTCTTTTTTTGGAAAATTATATCCTTGTTCGTGTTGTCTAATGTGTTCTAATTCGTGACGAATAACCTCATTCAATTCTTTAGTTAATTCATCAAGTATAGTATACCCCGCATTTGGATTAGAAATGATTGTAATGTACATTAAATCGTCGTCATAGTATAACTCTCCATCTACATCAACAGTGTCTACATCGTCACTTAATTGCAAATCTAAGAATATTGAAAAGTTATTAAATCCTGGTAATTCATAAACCATTTCGTCATTAGATGCGTCTTCGGGCAATCCAAATTCACCTTCTCTTTGGTATTTAAAAAACTCAATAATATCTTGAACCAATTTTCTTGTGGTTTTGTCTAATTGACCTTCAACAATTAACGATTCGTTCATTTGTTTTGGTTCTACCTTGTTTACTACTTTGGTAATCATTGATGATGGTAATGAAAAATATTTTAATAACTCATCAACTTTTTCTCGTGTAACCCACACAAGATTTTGATAAGGACCAGCATCATATGTTTCAATTTTTGTTTCGGGACCAAAATAGCTCCTCATAATTGAATTATGGGCATCAGATAATTCGCTAGAAGGCAAAATATACAATGTAAGAGTAACATAATCTTTCTTATCCCCCATTGAGATATATTCCCTTACTCCTGTAATTTCAACTTTAATGTTAGTAGGCGTAGGATATTTACCATCCCCATCTTGAAGATAATATATCTCAAATGTATGGTTTTCAAAAAATCTATTAACTCTGTCTATTACCGCCTGTTCTTGATTCATTAACTATAAATACATCAAAATGGAATTGATATTCCAAAACTATATCTAATTCCTTGCATAAAGTTAACTCCAACAGTTGCATCAGGAATATGTTTGAAATTGGTGAGGATTCTAAGTGGATATACTTTTACCCATACGTCAGACTTAAAATCAATTCTATCCACATAAGTTTCCGCAAAGACGCCACCCATAACTGAAACTTTACGGTTGGATAAACTTAATCCAATCCTATTCATTCTTGATTGTGGAGTAGTATAGATATATGGTTGAGGAAACGTTGTGGTTACATATGCACCGATATAATAACCAAAACCATTATAATTATTGTTGTACGTAACTACCAAACTTTTTTCTTCGGGTACATACATGATGTCAGATGTCTGACTTTTACCAATAAAAGAGATAAATAATAAAAAGAGTGTTAATGTTGTTTTCATGACACAAATATACTACTTTTGTATTAATAAAAGGGAATTTGTTCGATTTTTTGTTTTTTGATTCGAACTTGATATTTACAAATAAATAATATCATGACTGAATTAGGTAATAGGATTATTGAATTGAAAAAACAAGGTTATACTTACAATAAAATAATAAAGGAGTTAAATTGTAGTAAATCGACAATTTCATATTATTTAGGTAACAATCAAAAAGAAAAAGCGTTAAAAAGAAATAAAAAAACTTCATCAAAACCTGAATTTGTTTTACAAAAAAAATTATACGTATTTAGGTATAGAGATAATTTAGGTAAAAGAGTTCTTAGTAAAGTAAGAGATTTCCAAAGGAGAGAAGGTTCAAGCCTTATTTCAACACAAGAAGTTAATTTTTCATTTGACGATTTTTTATCAAAAATTGGTGAAGAACCTAAATGCTATTTATCAGGACAACCAATTGATTTGTATGAAACTAAATCATACAGTGTTGACCACATTATACCAGCATCTAAAGGTGGAAATAACACAATAGAAAATGCGGGATTAATAAATTCATCGATAAATAAAATGAAGAGTGATATTACTGTAGAGGAATTTTTAGAAAAATGTATCCAAGTATTGGAATATAACGGTTACAGTATTTATAAAAAATAATGGAGGGAATCCGAATTGGTGAGGATGCTGTCTTGAAAACAGTTGAGCTGAAAGGCTTTGGGGGTTCGAGCCCGTCTCCCTCCGCAAATTGTCAGGTGTTGGAAAAGGTCATCTCAGTTATGGCCAGGCAGACAATCTCTTCCTGTCTCGGAGAGGGTGACAAAGAAATAGGTTAATAATATGGGGTAGACCACCAGCTTGCAAGCGTAATGTTATTAACTGAATCTCACCGTGATGGTTCGAATCCATCTCTGACAGCATGTGTTACCCAAAGGGTAAACGCAATGGTATGAGACTTGTTCTCTCAAACTCAATACCTGAAGTTGAGCGGATTCTCTACGGGAGAATCTTTAAGTTATTAACATTCAGTAGAAATACTGAATGTTTTTTTTTGACTAAAAAATTTATTTTACTTATCTTTTACAAAAAGAATATTATGTCTCGTTTAGATGAATTAAAAAAACAACACCCTGAATTAAATGTCACATTTTTTGATATGATGACAAGATTAGATACTTCCAAGACTTACAAATACCTTCCACTATTATGTAAAATTTTTGGTCAAAAAGTTAACCCAAAAAAGTTTTGGCATAAGGATGATTATTCATCAAATCTTTTAGATGTTCAGTCCACATTAATTAATAGAGGAATTTCAACTGATGGTCTTAATGATGGTCAGATGTATTATATTTTGAATTTTATTACAGAACATTATAATAATGATACATACCAAACTCTAAAGGAGTTTATGGATTATATGGACAAAGGTCAAATTGACAATAAAGATGTATCAACTTATAAAGACATTGATGATGTTAGAGGAGCGTTAACTTTGGCCACTATGAAAGAACTTGCAAAAGAACTTGAGAGTCAAATTATTAAAGAATATGAAGATGAAAAATGGGTTGCTCTAAGACCTTTAACATTCTCAGCGTCCGCAAAATATGGTTCATCCACAAGATGGTGTACAACCTACCAAAAAGAAAAACAATATTTTGAAAAATACTGGAGAAAGGGTATTTTGGTTTATTTCATCAATAAACAAACAGGATATAAATTTGCAGGTTACAAAGGATTAGAAGGGGATAATGAATTTACTTTTTGGAATGCTGAAGATTCAAGAATTGATTACCTTGAAATTGATGCTGATGATTATTTATTTCCAGTTGTGAGAAAAATATTCAAATCAGAATTTACAAACAAAAATTTATGTACAAATGAAATTCAAGAACAAGTTCATATGGAATGTTTAAGACCATACGAAAGAATGAGAATTGAATTTGCAGATGAACCAATTGCTGAACCTACTGAAATAGCAGAACAACCAGTAATGGAACGACCAACTCCCACACATAATTATGAAAGAGAAATAAACACAATACGCGAATTAATCAATGATATGGATATGACGGAAGAAATTAATAATGTTCCAACAATGAGAGCTTAAAATATAAACCCACCTCAATGGTGGGTTTCTTATTATGGTTTATGAAGTATTTATAATCAATGGATAATAGATTACAAGAAATATTTGAAAAATACAACGTTACTGAAAAGAACAATTCTACAGGTAACTTGAAAAAACTTGAAAAAACAATATCTGAATTACAAAAGTTGGATAAGGTATTACTATTATCGTGCTCAAATAGATACAATTGGGACCCGAAAGATGTTGATATACCAAAATCAACAATTCTTGCAATGGTTATTAATGAATATCTAAATGAAAAATCCGTCCTAATTGATGTCCCTGAATTACATATCACACCATGTGAAGGAAACGTATCTAGAAAAGATGGCAACTCTTGTGGTTTAATGAAAGCCAAATTAAAAGATAAAGATAAAAATCCAACAGGTTACCACAGATGTTGGGCAAGTTTGAATGATAAAGATGACGAACTTTGGAAAATATCCAAAGAGTTATTTGAATCAAATGCTGTTATATTTTTTACCTCTATACGTTGGGGACAAGCCAATATGTTCTATCAAAAATTAATTGAAAGATTAACTTGGATTGAAAATAGACATGAAACTTTAGGCGAACCTAATATTGTTGAAAATATCCAAAGTGGATTTATTTGTTCAGGGCAGAACTGGAAAGGTATGGATGTTGTTGATACTCAAAAAAGAGTTCATACATTTTACGGATTTAAACCCAACAATAATTTTTATTGGAATTGGCAATTTACAAACAAGGTTACTGATGAATCTGAAGAGTCTTACAAAGAAGCGTTTCCTGCGTTTGTGAAAAAATTTGATTTGAAAAAATTATATTAAAATAATAAGTTTTCCATTATATAACTTTGGTTTTTCTTCTTCCATTTCAAATTCCCACATCAACTCTTTTTTCTCAATTTTTTCTAAAATGAACTCCGTGATAGGATATTCCTTTATACAATCTACCATTGTAGGTGTATGTGATTTATATTTAAAATACCCAATATCTATATGATTATAGTTAGACTTGGAAATTGAAATTTGTTCGGCAGTTAACAATTTGTTTGGCACGGATAAATAATTTTAAAATAACGGTCTTTTGTTCCAATGAACTTTGATTTTATTATTAATGGAAAACATTCTAAAAAAATCACTAATATTACTTTCAAATTTTTTTAGGTCAGCCCTAAGTGTATGAGGTGGCTCAACATCAATAAAAACATGATATATTGGTGGTTGATAAGACCCTTTAACAACCTGATAAACATTTAAAGATACTTTATCGTCATCAACCCTATCTTTATTTAAATTAGGAATGACAACAGTATCCAAATAATTCTGTAAATATTCTTTGATTTTATCTAGGTTCATAAATTTGTTGTGTTCTTTTATTCCAAGCAACAATTATCCAGTGATTATACCCCATCATTCTCATAAAACTTATAATGTCGTCATCAATTTTGTTAGTAATACTACCACTTGACCAATCGGGTTCCATATCTAAAAATACAACAATTTCATCGGGACGATGTTCTTTTTGTTTTATATCATAGACCTTTATTGTTATTGGTTCATCTTCTTCACCAACCAACTCATTATTAACTTTAGGTGTTATAATTTCATCCAAATAAGTCTGTAAATATTTTTCAAGTTTTTCTATTTTCATTACTAAAAGTTTGAAGATGAAAGACCTAATTGTTTAGCGAATCTACTAACATTACAAGACCAATATCCTGCGGTTGTCCTATCCTTTTTTTGAGAACAGTTGCGACTTTCTTTTAATAATAAATTAGAGATACCAAAAATTACCTTCTTAACTCCTTCTGTTTTACTCTTAGTATAAACCGCGAATTTCTTAGGACTTTTTGGAGTTTTACCTTCCATTAAAATATCCTCTTCTGTTTCGTAGATGTAAGGTGCGTCTAAATAAACATATTCCTTACCAATTTTAACTTTAACACCTAAATCAGATTCAACCATTAATATATCCTTTTTATTAAGGTCAATTTTTCCCTCATTAAATAACTCTCTAACTTCATTAATTAAATCAAAATAATTTTCAGAATAAAACATAAATGCATTTTCAGTTAAGGTCATTCCATTATCAATATGATATTGTAACGCGTTTGAAATTTTAACATCTTCTTTCAATATTAAAGATTTGTTTAATTGTTTTTCTAACTGTTCTTTAATTAATTCTCTTAAGTTCATTATAACGTATTTTATGATAAATACCTCTAATCCTTTTTAAGTTTTATCTTCCAATAAACTCCTCCATTTAAATAAGGCGTAAATTCTCCTGATATTCCGTCAGTAGTTCTATTCGCAACTCCAAGTCCTATATGGTATAAATGGTCTTTTTTTGTTTTAAGAATTAAACCCATTCCTAATGAATTTACCCAATCCTTTTGACTCCATGAACCATCAAGTCCAAAGAATACTTGGTTTCTAATTGGAGGTGGTAATGGTGCTGGTTCTCTAACTATTTTTGGTTTAAGTGTTGCAGACCAATTTCTATATATTATTTTATTTTGAGATATACTATCAGACAAGTACACAAACCCTTGATTATTATTCAACTTAATAGTATCTATCTTAATCATTTTAGCGTAAAAATCTTTAAGAATTTCTGTAGTATCAACCTGTACCAATGTTGGTATATATATTGTTGTATCGTGATAAATGTTTTCACCTTGAATATATTCAGGAACTGAAATTGGAATTGTATCATGGATTGTTTCACCAGGTACTTCTTTAATTACTTGTTTAATCACTGTGCGATTGTCCCCCTTTAATAAAATTAAAGTGACAATTAAAGCAAGAATAATAAAGTGTCGAACGTCTAGTATTTTTTTCATAATATTAAAGTATTAATCTTGAACCAATCAAGAAGTTACTAAGTATCGGGGTTCCTTTTTGAGTGGAACCTGAAACTTTATAGTTTAGGCTAAAAGCAAATCTTTTACTGATTTTATAATCAAATGACGAACCAATTAAAAACCCCATTTGTCTATTAACTGTTGTTTCTCCAGTCTTTGAATTCCAACCTATTGGTGAATTCATAACAAATACTTGTGGTGATAAGACTATTTTTGGACTAACAGGAAATGGTTTAGTCCAAAACCCAACAACAGATGTTGAAAATGAAACATTAAAAATGTCTTTCATTTCACCTGTTTTTATATTAACCAATTCCTTATCTTGTAACAATAAAGTAATAGCACCTACGTTATAACCATATGTCCCATATTTTGGATTAGGTATAATATGAGTATACCCAAGAAGGTTCATATAATTTCCATCCAAATAAGCTGCAGTCATTGAATATGAATTAATGGATTCCAATTTACCGTTTTTAAAATCCATTTTTGTATACCCTCCACTTAATGCGAATTGTTTTAATGTACTCCAAATCATCGCATTTGCACTCCAACTTTCATTTCCCGCCATTGACGCTTTACTAATACCAAATGATGCAATTAAACTATATTTCAAATCAGGTCCTTGCGTTGTTGTCAAATCTGATGCAAACAACATTGGGTTAGCGCTAACAGCTTTTTTCTTTTCCTCTTTCTTTTTTTCGTCAGATTTTTTTTCTTCTTTCTTTTCATCTGATTTCTTTTCGTCCGATTTTTTCTCATCAGATTTTGACTCTTCTTTCTTTTCTTCACTTTTACTTTCGGACTTACTCTCAGATTTACTTTCTGATTTGCTTTCTGAAGTTTCTCCTTTTGAACCTCCAGAACCACTGCTTGATGAGGATGATTCCCCAGAAGACGATGATGATTGGGAGGATGAAGACGAAGATGATGATGAGGATTGGGGTGGTGATGATGTCGCTGAGCTCGACGCACTCGAAGCGGATGATGAAGCTGCGTTTGATGCTCCTGAACTTGCAGCAGAACCAGCTGCGGAACTCGCCGCTGACGATGCTGCCGATGACGCCGCAGAACTTGCCGCGGCACTTGCTGCCGCTGCTACCGCCTGAGTCACTGTCGTCGCTACTGTTTGTGTTACTACTGTTGTTGATGGACATGGTGTTGCGAATATTGATTTAACCCAATTGTCTACTTCTCCACTTGCAAATTGTGAATACGTAAAAACTTTAGAAGTTCCTCTAATAATAACCAATACCCCTGATGTTGATTGAATCGGTATTGATACGACATAGGTTTTTAAATCACAAGGGTCCAGGTAGGTTTGAGTCACTACCTGTCCTTGCGACCTGTGGGTGAGGAAAACCACAAATAAGATGCTTAATAATATTTTTAGACCTTTCAATTATGGTATATCTTATTTGGTGTAAATCCCCTTTTTAATCATCCTATCTAAGATTCTAGCACAAGCAATGTCAAGAGCTTTTTTAGTCGCAATTGATATTGTTGATTGATTGAATTTAACTGGGTCTACAGTTGCATCCGATAATAAAGTTAGTTCTCTTGTTGTTTTTGCTTCACCTAATCCTGATGCTCCAAATACAACACCAGTTTCAGCATTTGTGAATCTAACTTGTAAACCGATACGAGTAACCATAAGGTTTTTAACTCCGTCTTTTAAATTAACTGTCTCATCTTCTGATACAGAATAGTCGTAACACTCAATTGTTACGAAATATTGAGCCAAGTTAATTTTACCTCTACCGTCTAATTTGTTTTCTGAAATTCCTGCTTGAGACGCTTGGAATTGTTTTACCATTCTATTCTTAATTTCTGTTTTATCTTCAGTGAATTTGAAACGATTAAGATTTTCAAGGTATTCCATAGAGATATTTGCAACCCCTAATCCAACTCTTTTTTCTTTAAGTTCAGGATACATTTCATACATCTCATCAGAGATTCCACATTTTAAAATTTGAATGGGAATTTGAGGTCCGTCATAATCTAAGAATTGACTGATGTCAATTGCAATTTCAAATGACGCTTTGTATTGTTCGGTTTGTGTTTTACCTATGGTTTGCCCATAGGATGTTGCCGACACTAAAAGTGCCAAAACTAATAATATTTTTTTCATACTAATATGTTTTATCTTTCAGGCCATTTCCAACCCTTTTTAATACCGTAAAATGCAAGTGCACTTCCAAGTACAAAAAATTGTAAAAGCCATACTATTCCCATCCAATTAGTGGTACGCATTTGTTCATCAAATACGAACATAAATGAAATGAGATAAGTTATTGTTGAGAGGAACAAAATCGTTTGTTCGAACTCTAAATACCATTTTTTCATTATCTAACTCCTATCTATTAATTAAAAAAATACTGACAACAGAATTCTGAATCCAAAATACAGAATATAAAATCCGAATGATAATATCACGGTATTAACCACAAATTCTGCAATTTCTTGTTTCTTTTTCATTGTTACTATTTTTTTGCTGGTCCTTCATACCAAATATTATCAGGATTGTTCTTGAACGTTCCGTCTATTTTCCATTCTACTTTATTTGCAATGTTTGTCATTCTTTCTTCTTGACCTGTAAATTGCAAATAAATAAAGAATAATTGTGTTGATAATGCGAATACAAGCCATACTCCGACTAATCCCAAGTATGCTTTGAACATTGCTTCACCAATTTTTGTTAAATTAATTTTTTTCATTTTTCCTCAATTTTTGTTTTTTATTTATTCGATTGGTTTGATTACTCCGCAGATTACGCACTCTTCGTCGCCATCTCCGTCTACATCACCCCAAACGTGTTGACAGTTTCTGTGGTCAAAATACTCATCGATTTTGCCATCTCCATCAATGTCGTACCCATCCATAACTCCGTCACCATCTTCGTCTATCTCAACTTTAACTTGTGGTGTTACTGTATTAACAGCTACGTTACTTGGTAATGGTGTTGAGTCCTTCATATCTTGTGTATTAGATAATGAAATACCGTCCTCTTCATCCATTTTTTGAACTAACATTTTGTCTTTGTCTGTATCACTGAACCAATAGTCAATGATTTTACCATATGAACCAATAAAGGCACCTAACAATAACAACATAAGTTCTTTCCACTCAGTTGCCATTGGTGTTTTACCCATAATAGCTCCAAAGATTCCTCCCATTATTAACATAAATCCACCAAGAACCATTGCAGTTATATACCATCTTCTTGACATCATTTTGTTTAACAATTCTTTAAAACCAGTATTTTCTTTCATGTTTTACCATTTTGGAGCTTCTTCCTTAAATTCGTCTCCTTCTTTTTTCTTAGGTTTAGGTGTCGCCGCAGCTGGCGTTGCACTTTTTTCTTTAATGATTACAGTTTTACCACCACCAGCAGCTTGAGACTGTTGGTTAGAGTTTGTGATGTTAATTACAGGTGCCGCTTGTTGTACTGCAGGTTTTTCTTCTTCTCCACCGCCAACTAATTTAGTTGTAATAACACCACCCGCACCTAATACGATAGTAGTGACCAGTCCAATGATTGTTTTTTTAAGACCCGACCATGTGCCGTCATTGTGGTCTTGTGTTTCCTCTGACATAAGATTTGTTTTTTATTTTTAGTTTATTTTATTACAATTGGGTACTTAACTTCTTTTCCATCAATATCGATAAAAATTAAGTCGTAATCCTTTTTAGGTAATCCAGACAAATCATATGTTTTTTGAGTTGTCGTTTCATTAGCGGTAAACCCTTCTTTTTTAATAGGTTGTTCACTACCAAATGGGACTATTTGTACTGAATATTTTGAACCAATTGTTGTTTCAAAATTTGCAGTTATGATGTTTCCTGATTGATTAATCGATTTAATAGCTGTTGAAGTTGATTTAACTCCTAAGTCAACTGATGCTGGTTGAGGTATGTCAATTTTTGTACAACCTGCAATTAACACAATTAGACTTAAAGCAATAATTGTTTTTTTCATTTTAGAAGTTTTTATATCCTGTTAATTTTATTTGTGTAGTATTCAAATTAATACCTAATTGAATTCCGTTTGAACTACTAACGTCCATAGTTGGAGAAACTTTAACGGATGTTAAAATGTCTACTCCATTTCCAATTGTTGAAAATCTGATTTTAAATGGTGTTAAATTTCCGTTAATCGATGTTTTGTTGTTTTGGTCAATTGCTCCAAATTTAACTTTACCACTTTTGGAATTTGCAAAGATGTACCAAGAATTTGGAACCTCTGATTTCAATTCTTCAAAGTTTAATTTGGTATTGTCGTAGTCAAATTCAAATTGTAATCCACCAACACTATTTCCGTTTGTGTTAAGTGTTACTGGAATTTCTACAGTATTTGATGTTACTGTGATGTTAGATAAATTAACATCGATAGATGAAATTTCATTTGGTGTGTTAATAAATGATGTAGATTGTGTTGCCATAGTTCTGAATGCAGAGTTAGTCATTAAACTATTCACCGCATTTGTTTGAACTGTGCTTGTTCCATTTGAACTTGTAACTACTTGTGAAGAGTGTGAACGATTTACATCACCCCATAAAAGGTACTTTAATTCAACAATTTCGTTTGTTCCTAAAACTCCTGTTTTAACATATGTTTTAGGATATGTAATGTCTTTCCAATTTGTTGTTTTTATTGACCCCCATGAATTAGAAGGATTTGTATTAAATGAAAATTCAGCCTTAAGACCGTAATCATTATTACCCATAGTTCTAATGTAAGGTGCGAATATTGATGTTGATATACTTGTAAAACTTGATGGTACTTTATAGAAAGCCCACGAAGCGTCTTTACTAACAAATTCAACAGGTCCTGAATACAAGTCAAATAATTGTAAACTTTTAATATCTTCAGGTAATATTGTTGAGCCTGCAAATTTTCTCATATCAATGTAAACTCTTGCTTGACCAGAACCATACCCGTCAACATTAACAACACACCATTCCGTTTGACCCGCAATACTTGTTGCATCTGTTGCTCTCCAAGTAGGTAAACTCATATAACCTCCACTACCCATAACATATCCTGTAGGAACCGTTACAAGTGTATCTAATCCAACTACTTGAGCCAATAATCTTGGTAAATCACCACCGTCTATAATTTTATTTCTATTGATGTCAGCCGCGTATAAAGATTGACCTGTTTTTAAAATTTGACCATTACTACCATCTAATCCCATTGATGTGAATTCACCTTGAGCTGTGGTAAAGTCCGATATTGTAATTGCTCCGTTGTAAATTGCATTTGTTTTATCTATGTTGTGCATTACAGTCACTTCATAAACTTTGTTTTCAGATAATAATGCTTGAGAAATATCAACATTACCATTTGATAATACATTAAATAATTGTCCAGTTCCGCTGGCAGTATCTCTAAATGAAACTTTAATATCCGATAAAGCAAGTAAATTAGAATTAATATCAACTTTAGCAGTTATAAATTTACCTGTGTTTTGGTTCATTATTACTTCAGTTGACAATGGAGTATCCATATATGTTGCAACTCCAACACCTTGAGCATTCCATCCAGCAACAAAGTTTAATTTAACTGGATTAAATGAATTTGCCGTTGATGTTGCTTTTAATTTAAACCTTACAATTAACATTCTATCATAAGACGTGTAAGGCATTGATGAAGTTGTTGCCCAAGTTATGGTAGCTCTAAGAATTGCATTAGAGCCAGTAGGATTATACGTGTAAGTTGCGTTAGCGGTATATCTTTGAGTGCCATTTGTGTAAGTACTATTTCCTGCGTAAGAATAATTTGGGTAATTTTGCCAAGATAATTGTATATTTGAACCGCCAGGAAGTATTCCACCATTTCCACCTGTACCTGTATGATTAACTGAAACTACCTCAAAGTTTGTTTGGTCATATTGAAAATCGAACATTAATTGTCTTGTTGTTGCATCGTTATTACCATTAGCATGAACTATAACATCGAATTGGTCTCCCCTATCAATTACACCACCATTTACATCGGTAAGAACCCTTGTATCAGGGAACTTAAATTTAATTTGACTGAACGATGTTAAGGACATCATTAAAAACCCTACAATTAAAAATTTTTTCATTTTTATTTTGTTTCAAATAATTTATTAACCAATTTATTACTAGATTTTTTTAAAGCATTACTTAACGATTGTTGGTTAAAATTACCACCATTATCAATAGCCAATGTTGACATTGATATTTCTGAAGACTCCTCTTCAACAACAACTTCTTTGATTTTTTTACCGTCGTGTTTTAAAGTTCCTTTAAGTCGGATTACAACGGACTCAGCGTCTTTATGAAAGACAGAAAGATTTGATTTGGTTTTTAGAACATCCAAGTAAACAATATCAATTGCTACTTTATCACTTGATTCGGGATTGAGTTCAAAATCTTTCTCTTGTAAAAATTCTTCTACTACGTTTTTTACACCAAACTCAAGGTTACGGTTACCCGCAAGGTTTCCGATTTGAATCTTGTTAGAAACAGACTCAACCCATATTTCTTTAGTTTGGTGTAAATCATTTAATGGTAGAGTGAGCATTCCGCACACTACTATCAGTAGAAGTTTGTTCATTTTAATTAGTATCTTGGTATTCATAAATACCAACTAACTAACTAATTGATATAAAAAATAAAAAAAAATACTCAGAAATGACTCAAGTTTTAACCCTTAAATCTCTCTACCATCACATCTTTTAATATAAAAGTATTTATAGTAATAAATGTAAATTACTATGTTATTAAAAATTGGGTCTAAAGGAGAGGACGTAAAAAAACTCCAAGAAAAATTAGGTCTTGGCGCCGATGGCGTTTTTGGACCTGGAACTGAAAAAGCTGTTAAAAAATGGCAAATAGACCACGACTTAGCTGCCGACGGACTTGTCGGTGAAGGTACGTGGACTAAAATGTTCCCAACTCAACAAGTTATTACAGAACCAGCGCCCGTCGCACCTGTAGTTTCAACTACAATCCCTTCAGGAAGTGGATTTAAATTAGAAAATTTAAAAGGACATATCCCTGATTCAGTAATTGCTCAAATACCTGATACTGCAAAAAAATTCAACATAACAACACCACTAAGATTGGCACATTTTTTAGCTCAATGTGGACACGAATCAGGTGGATTTAAATTAACAAAAGAAAATTTAAACTATTCGGCAAAAGGTTTAAAAGGTACTTTCGCAAAATACTTCAAAGAGTCTGGTTTGGCTGAAGCATATGAAAGAAACCCTCAAAAAATTGCTAATAGAGTTTATGGTGGTAGAATGGGTAATGGTCCTGAATCTTCAGGAGACGGTTCAAAATACTGTGGTCGAGGTTTTATCCAATTAACAGGAAAAGACAATTATACGAATTTTGCTAAGTTTATTGGTGAAGACACAGTTAATAATCCTGAATTAGTTGCAACAAAATACCCATTAGCGTCTGCAGCATTTTTCTTTGACTCAAACAAGCTTTGGTCAATTTGCGACAAAGGGGCAGATGTTGTAACAGTAACTTTGGTGACCAAAAGAGTTAATGGTGGAACTATAGGTTTACCTGATAGAATTAAACACTTTCAAGAATATTATAAGTTATTAGCATAATTTTGTATTTACGAAATAAATCAATATCTTTACCAAAATAAATAAAATATGTTAAAAGATAACATTAAAACAGCTGTCACTGATTTTGAATGGGTTTTAAAAGTTTTAGAGTCTTCAGAAGATGAAAATCATATGAATTGTACTTTAAAATGTTTTCAACTATGGGAATCAAGATATTTTAACTCAAACCATAATATGGATGAGAAAAGAATATTGGGGCGTTTATGTGACAACTTTTGGAAAATATTTAAAAGAAAAAACAATACAATTGGAACCTTTAATATTCAATAGCGAATTTTTACCTAATGTACAGATTGCGGTTGTTCTTTCTGAACATCCACAATATAAAGAATTAAAACCCATGTTTGATGAATACGGATATGGTTTTATGGTACCAGGCAAAAATTTAATAATAATTGACGGTGAACAATTTATTGATGAATTTGGTGCTGACGTACTTAAATTTATTGAGGCTCACGAAGTATCTCATATTATTTTAGGTCACGATGGTCCAAGAAATGATAATGAAGAAATGGATGCTGATTTAGGTGCATATATTTTACTTAAAAAAGCAGGTAGAACAGATTCAATTAAAACTCTTTTGAAACATTTCAAAGACCGTCATGGTGTTAAATTTGATGAAAAATTATTAGATAGGGTAAAAAATTCATTCTAACGCTAGTAAAAAATGGACTTTTTTAAATAGTTTTCATATTTATTTGTACACATCGCTCCACATGGAGTGTTCTCATATATCCCTTTCCAAAAGACCCGCGAAATTTATTTTGTCGGGTCTTATTTTTTTCATATATTTGTATTATGTTAGTAGAAATAATAGGACTTTCGTTGATTATAATAGGTCTTGGAATAACTTATTATATCTTTAAAAGACCAACAAAATAATATTATGGAAATAAAATTTGCCGATAGTTTTTGGAAATCCTTAAAAACATTATCAAGACACCAAACATGGTGGTATAAAACTTACGAATTTTTTCGTAGAGACTTACCATACTTTTTAGAAAACATTTGGTTTTTCAGAAAAGAATTGTATGCCTTTCGTTCTTGGGATTATTCATATAATCTTGATTTATTTCGTCGTTCATTAGAAAAAACTGTAGATACGATTAAGAATCATGGACATGAAATAGAAGAATCAAGAATGAAAAAAGTTGAGAAGATGAACCGAGCAATTCAATTATTCAAGAATATTCGTAGTGATGAATATATTAGGGAAGCGGAAAAAGAATTAGGGAAACTTAAAAATTCTGATTGGTTATGGACTGATAGGGAAGACACTGATGAAGAAAGAATCCATAATAAAAAAGTGTTTGAGAGAGCTAGAGAAATTGAAATATCTGAATGGAAAGAACTATGGTTAATTGTTCACGGACAAGATATGAGTGAATTTCGTAAAATTTACGATAGTAAAACAGATGAAGAAAAACAAGATGAAGGTGTTTGGAATGATTGGTTTGATGGTTCAGGAATGAAAAGTTGGTGGGATTAGTAAAAATTAAAATTATTATATATGTGGAAAGTTTTTTTATTAATGTTCATTGTTGTTGCAATAATTTCGTACTTTTGGGTAAGAGGGATTGATTATATGAAGGAAAATCATCCTGACTATAAAGGAGACGACTTTTTAAATTGGGACGATGAGGATACAGATTGGTTAAATTAAAAATTCAAATAAAATGACTAAAAAATATACTTTTATATCAGATACTCATAACAAACACAATCACTTAACAAGTAATGCCTATAACAACATTCTTGGAAGTGGGGACGTTTTAATCCACGCTGGTGATTGCACCAGTATGGGTAAAAGTCACGAAATTACCAATTTCTTAAACTGGTTTGCCATGACCGATTTTAAACATAAAATCTTCATTGCGGGAAACCACGATTTTGGTTTTGAGTTACATCACGATATTGCCGACGAGTTCAAAGAAAGAGGTGTTATCTATCTTTTTGATAGTGAGGTTGTAATTGATGGTGTGAAGTTCTATGGTAGCCCTTGGCAACCTGAATTCTACGATTGGGCATTCAACCTACCAAGAGGAGAAAAACTTGCTGAAAAGTGGGCAAAAATCCCTGGTAATACTGATATCTTAATCACTCACGGACCTGCACATGGAATGTTAGATTGGACTATGACTGGTCAAAGAGTTGGTTGTGAAGACTTATTCCACAGAATTATGGAAGTTCAACCAAAAATTCATGTTTGTGGTCACATACATTGTGCTTACGGACAAAAAAACTTTAATGGTGTTGAGTTCCTAAATGCATCTGTTCTTAACGAAAGATATGAATATGAAAACAAACCTATAGTTTTAGACTTTGATGTTGAAAAGAAAGAAATTGTTGAGTATTACAATTAAAATAAAAAATTATGAAAAAGACTTGGGATAAAGAGGTTCTTATTTGTGAATGTCACTCAGATGAACATCAAATGTTACTCTTCTACAATGAAGAAGAATATAGTAATGGGCAAAAATACAATATGTGTTATGCACACGTACACTTAACAACATATGAATCTTTTTGGAAACGAGTGGTTCATGGAGTAAAATTTATGTTCGGATATAAATCAAAATATGGTGCTTGGGATGAGTTTATCTTTAATCCAAATGACGCCGATAAACTTCAAGAACTTGTAAACTATCTTAAAAAACAAAACAATGAAAAAAATGATTAAAATTTATTTAGATGACCTTAGAACTCCTGTCGATAAAGATTGGACTGTAGTAAGAAGTTACGATGAATTCGTAAGTACTGTTACGAATATTGGATTAGAGAATATTGAATTAATTTCTTTAGACCATGACTTAGGAGATACCGCAATGGCAGAATGGCATCGCAACGTATACCACAATTATACTTTAGATTACAATAACATCACGGAAAAAACTGGTATGGATTGTGTTAAATGGTTAGTTGAACAATGGATGAACGGAGCTCCTCTTTTGGACGTAGTTATTCATTCCTCAAATGCAATTGGGAGTGGTAATATGATGGGATACATTAACAACTATCGACACGTTAATAGATTACCTCAAAATTGTGTTAGAGTAAAAATTGAACACACAATATAAAAATAGGTGGAGAAATCCACCTTTTTTTATATTTATTAACATGGCGGCAGAACAAAGTCAGTTTTCAAGATTACCAAAAAAACAATTAGTATTCATTGCTGAAAAGTTAGTTGATGAGGATTTTCCTATTGGGAATCCATATACTGATGATTTTGATTCTGCATATGCCACTTTACAAGAAGTCTCAAGATATTTTAACGTTGAAGCAACCCAAGAAGACGTTGAATTTTTTTCAAAATTTTTAGAAATTAACGATGATTTAATTGCCGACCTTTTTGCAAACAATCGTGAACAAATGAATAATAGGGAATTAATTGAACAATTAGTTATACCTGTTGCAAAAAGTTACAAGTTGGATTACAGCGCGTGGGGTACTTGTAGTTATACTAACTATATGTCACAAGAGTTTGATTCTTACGATGAAGATTGGGTAAAGGATTCCGCTACACAACAAAGCAATGATGGTAATTGGAATATGTGGGAAGGTGAAGAAAGAGCTCCAACTGATTACGAAAATTTTGAAGAAAGTGATTACGACTTTGATGACGTATATGAAGTTGACGAAAATCCTGTTCAAGAATCCCTACTTAGTAAACTTGTACTTGAAAACACTAAAGATGTTGTTAAGTCTTTAGACAAACAAACTTTAATCAAATTAAAGTCCATTATTGAATCAAGACTTAGGCTTCTTTAATTTTGCATCTTTCTTAGCTTCTTTAGCTAAGTCACCTATCGTTTTTTTCTTCACAGGTTTAGAATGTACGTATCCTCTCTTATATTTAATTTCTACTTCTACAGGACCTGCGATGGTTATTTTTGAATTATATTTCCAAATAGATATAGTTTCTTCGTCCTCGTAGACGTGTTCCCATTTGGTAGGTTTTATCGGTGTTTTTGAATTAACTGGTATTGCCATAACACAAAGATACGAAAAATTATTGACAATGCAAATTTAAAAAATCTTCGTCAAAGTCTTTTGGTAGTGATGTTCCTGTAAGATATACCCATTTTCCACATTTTATCTTTTTAGGAGCAGGATAAACTAAAATACCACCAATACCATAGTTTAATAATTTTGAACTTGTTGTTTTTTCTGAGCTCTTAACTTGAATTGGAACCCATTTGTCTTTAAGTTTAACCATTAGGTCACATTGGAAAGTAATATCCACAAGATTACCATAGGATGAGAATACTCTAATATCAGACTCAGGAATTTCATTATAAAGTAACCACGCAATGAAATCATTTTCAGTGTTATCACCCCTATCTGTTGTGCTCATGATTCTATTCCTCATTTTATTGAAATCGTAATCACTATCTGGACTATCCGCAGCTCTTAATATTGTTATAATATCTTCATCTGCAAAACTTAAAGTAGGAACTTTTGTTTTAATTATTTTTTTTTGGTCTTCATCAAATTCAGATAAATCATGAATTTCTTCAACAGGTCTTTGTTTAAAGTAATTCATTACTTTGTCTTTTGGTCCACTGTTATCACCTAAATCACCTTCTTTATCTCTCTTTGCAATCAATTTACTCCAATTAGTATAATTGGTGTTAATCTTATTAAGAATAGACCATTCATTACCCTCAATAAACCCCCAAAAGTCTCGTTTAACCAACAATTTTAATAAATTGGTAACTTCATCTGATATGCTAACTTTTTCGTCTCTATCGGGAAAATTAAACTTTTCGTCCGTATCGGTAATATGTTTCTTAAAGAATCTTAAATCACTAACATTTCTGTTCATCCATTCTCTCTCAGGTGTTCCAATTTTAATTTTATTCAAATCTTTTAACAGGAATCTTTTATTACTTCTGAGAATATCGTTATAAGCTTTAGTACCCAAATCCATGATAAGGGATTGCATTTGTTTGTTAAACTGTAGGCTACTTAATATGGTTGGTTCGTAGAATTCTTTTTTAAATTGAGTAATAGCTTCTTTAATCTTTGTATTAGATAATTTACCTTTTACTCTCAACTCTAAACTTAAATCTTTCAACTTGCTGTTACTTCCTTGATAATCTCTAAGCATAGCTAAAGTATCATACTTATCCTCTTGTTCTTTTAATAATGTTTTAATAAAACCTCGCATACCTTTATAAATACCTATAATAAACAAAAATCCCCACCTTGTAAGTGGGGACTTAATTAATTACTCAGTTTCTGAGCTTGTGTCTTTTGGTTTTTTTCCCCAGATTTTATCAACACTTGATAAACCTAAGCATCCAAACGCCAATAAAGCAACTGCATCAACTAATTCTCTTGAAGGTGCTACGTGTTGTTCACTGAAACTATTTTGGTATAAAGTAACTGTTAATGCCAGTGTACATAATAGTCCACAAAGGCGTTTCATGGAGATTACTCCGTGCTCATCTGAAAATAAGCTTTTGATTCCTGATAAAATTTTGTTCATAGTTTGGTAATTTACTTAAGTATAAATATCAAATTATAACCCAAATCTTGATTTGGTTAAGTTAAAAATTGATGAAACTTGAGATTGAGTTAGTGCTTTATCATATATTCCAACGGTTGCCAAATACCCTCCCCAGAATTCAGGATTATCCCATCTTCTCATTAAATTTATTCCTCCTTGACTTGAAGATGGTTGAGCACCTGCTGTTCCTACTGAACCATATGTCGTTCCGTTAAGGTAAACTGTAACCAATTGGCTTGCGTCACAAGTAACAACAATATTATACCAAGTGTTTGGTGTTAAGCTAAATGAATTTGAGAGTTGAAATCCAGATGCAAAGTATCCAGCAATAGTTGTTATTCCTTGTGGAGCTCCTAAAATATAATTGATTGCTCCTGTATTACCAGGGTAAACTTCAGTTAATATACAAGGTTCTCCTCCAGTATTATTACCATCCCAATTATGCCAAACAGATATTGTAAATGTTGGTAATGATTGTAAACTTGTTGAACAATTGGCGTATTGGCCACCTGCAGCATAAAAATAAAATTTACCACCATTTGTTGGGTCATATCCAGGTCCGTTAATTAAGTTGAATGTTTTTCCACCAATCAAATCAGTCCAAACAGTTCCTGTACCTGGATAACTTGATGGATTACCCGCATCCAAATATAAAACAGGTGTAATATATGAGTTCCAATAACCATTGTTTGTTAACCATATACTGGCTTCAGTTGCAGATGAAAAACTTTGACTGAAAAGGCTATTTGTTAAATTAATGAAAGAACTGTCAGTCAATCCTGTTGACCTATAAAAACCAAGAGACGCAGTTACTCCTGAAATTGGTGTTGGTTGAGTTCCTCCTGAAACAGGAATTGCGATAACATAACCTAATTCTTCATCAGGCCCATTCCAAAATTGTGGACTACTTGTAAATCCTGATGTTGGTACTCCAACCGATAAATTTCCAACTTGTTGTGTTCCAGGAATTGTTCCTCCTGTATTATATGCGAAAGGTGTTGCTGTTGCCATGTTTTGTTTTATTTATAAATATAAAACAAACAAAAAAAGGGAGACACCGTCGCGTCTCCCTCAAAATCCCCCGTCAGGGAAAAAGTATATGGTTCTTCTTTAGGTAGGGTAAACCATCAACACCCATAAAGTCGGACAAACTCCTGTTTTAGTTCTAATCCAAAACATCCAAAAAGACCCGTTGTTTTAGTCTGATTAAGGTCAGACAGGGAGAACATTCCACACAACCGCCCGTGTTTTATTTAACATTTTTCTAATTTGTAATGCGGAGAAGAAAGATGTTCGGGTGAGTATGGGGAACCACCACTAAAAAACATTCCGCTGTCCATTTCTTTTACAAAGATAAGAAAGATTTTAATACCTTCCAAATCTTTTAATGAAAATTCCGAAAATAAAACGTCTTTAATTCGGAGGACTTTCGTGGTTGGGATTGGAGTCGAACCAACGGCACATTACTGTTCAGATAATTGCTCTACCGCGAATCCCGAAAGATTCCTGAGCTACCACAACCATATATTTTAAAGAACTTTTGTTTCACAAAGATAAGAAGATTTTTTTAAACCGTCAAATCTTTTTTTAAAGTTTGGATACCGAGTATCTTTCATTACCTATAAGTTCCAAACTCTTTTACAAAGATATAAAAAACATTTTACATCGACAACATCCAACCCAATTTATTTTGTTCTTGATATTGGGAATACGTACACTTACGCATTGACTTATAATCAGGTCTTAACTTTGCATTCTTTGGATACTTTAATTCAGCATCTTTTCTTTCTTTAATAACACGAAGATAAGCTTCTTTTTTATTTGGAGCCCACACATCATTAAAACCACCACCAATCCAATTAAACAAGTAAAGGTAGTCACCATTAACACTTCTGTATAGTTTTTCTTTAGTCATATCGTTTATCGTTTTGTGAATACAAATGTACGGAACTTTTTTTATTCTGCCAAACTATTTATTTGATAAAAATAAGACATGGCAAAAGGTTCAAAATCAGCAGGAAATTCAAATAAAGTTTCTTTTGGAAAAAAGGGTACAGGTAAGGCTCAAAAGAGTCATAACAAAAATGACCGTAAAGAAAGAAACTACAGAGGCCAAGGTCGATAATCTGTAAATTTTTCATTTAAACCTTATATTTTTTATCATGTTAGATAAGAAAAGAAGATTGTTTCGCCTAATCGAAAACTATATCAACGATTATCAAGGTGGAGCCGTACAAGAAATGTATGGTAAAGGGTCTTACATCAAAATTCACAATCTCAATTTTTCTGTTACTAATCAAACAATTTTAATGGAGGCTGTTATTATTCTTGGTGATGTGATTACTGAACAACATATGGATAGACAACTTGCCGACGTATTAATCCAAGACGCTTTAGTATATTTTTTTCCTGAATGTTCTTTTAAAACTTATGTAAGATTTGACGTATAAAAATTTTGTATTGTCAATATTTTCATTATTTTTGTGAAATGAAAAAATTAGGTCTAATCATACTCAGTTTATTTTTATTTTCTTTCACGGTTTCTAACCATCTATTCAATTACAAGATTTTATCTGTAATCTCTGTAGAAAAAATTAATGGTAATCCAATTCAAAATTTGGAACCTATATTGTCTGACGCATTAATATCCACCAAAAACGATTTGTCTTTTAAATTAAAAAGTAAAACAAGTCTTGTTTTCAAGACTAAAGTTGGAAATTGCGTTGGATATGCAAAATACTATAATAAAAAATTGTTTGAGGAGTTAAAAAAGAATAATGTGGGAAACGTTACAATATCTCATGCAAGAGCTAAGGTGTTATTCATGGGGCAAAATATTCATTTTTCTAATTCCCCATCATTAAAAGACCATGATATATCTATTGTAAAAAATAATACAACTGGTGATGTTTATTATATCGACCCAAGTCTATCCGAAGTGTTTGGAAATATTATTGTTAAACAGTAATATTAACAGGGTAACCTGGGTAACCACTCATTTCTTTAAATGCAACCGCATTTCTTACAATACTGTAAAACGTTCCTTTACCTGTAAAATAGCTTGATAAAGCGTCTGTGAAGTTTTTCATTATTTTATCTTTAGGTAAACCAACACTATTAAAATCATAATTATCTCTAACTGTAACAGATTTTTTGTCAGGTGCTACCTTGATTGCTGGTGGGTCAACTTCTCCTAAAGTATACATAAATTCACCCGCTAAACCAGGATTTGATAAACTTCCTTGAGCAGTGGTTTTGAATTTTTCAGTTTCTTTTTCAGAGCCAGTAGTGGTCATTGCCGTTGGTAAATTACCTGCCCCTATTGACTTCCAAGTTTTATATAATAAACCTGTTTTTGCATTATTAATTGCAACATTTTTAAGAAATTGTTGCTCCTCTTTTGTTAAGTCTGATGCTGTAAATGGTTTGGTTCTACCAGCTAAATAATCCATTAAAGCTCTAATGTGTAATGGAAGTGAAGATTTTTTTGCAGGAGGAACTTTACCAAGTAACTGTTGCATTTTAACATAATCTTCTTGACTACCTCCATATAAGTGTCTTTCAAATCCTCCACCCTTACCCAAATAATCAGATGGCATATCTTGTCTCATAAATTTGAGGTCAGGAACTTTTTGTTTTAAATTAACTACGGTTTGTCCCTTTACTGATGATTTATTAGTCGTTCTGGACAAATCATATCCCGAAGGGGTTTTATTTGGTTTTGGTGTTGTAGGGGTTTTGGTTAATGGTCTTCCAGAAGTTAAAGGTTCTACCCCCAATTTACCACCCGTTACAGGTCCAACATTACCTGTTTGTTTAATACCATTATTTTTTTGATATTTGATTACTGCAGCTCTTGTATTACTACCAAATTTACCATCCACACCTGTTGGTCCTACGTCATATCCCGCATCAATTAAGGCTTGTTGTACCGCTTCAACTTTCCCTAATGGGATATTTTCCATGTCAGGAAGTGGTTGAGGGTCTTCTTTTAAAACTTTTTTAATAATTTTTTCTAAATCAGATTCAGTAAGTCTTATTATTTTTTTCATTATATTGATGACTTGTTAAGTGATTTATATAGGTCAGAATTTTCTTTTTGTAAATATTCAACTTTAACAGCTAAAGCAGCAACTTGTTCAGTCAATTTTAATATTGTTTGTCTCATTTCATCTTTTTCTTTAGACGAGTTTTCTAATAATGCTTCTAATTTAGATATTCTGTCTTTGCAGTCGTGACGAATAAACTCATCGTCTCTTTCTTTCCTCATAGATTTTTTCTCGTAAAATCTCCATGCACTTGCCGAACCTAAAACTCCAACGATAGTAATTAAAACTGTCCAAATATTTTGTTGTTCCATTAACGTATTTTATAATAAATATTATACATCCAAAGAAAATGTGTCTTTTGGTCAGGATGGAAATAATTATTATTCTTTCAGAATAATAATAAGAATTAATAAAATACTAAAAAAAAAGAAAAAATAGTAATACTAGTTCTAGGAAATTTATACAAAATCCACAACACATTCAAACCCTAATAAACTTTCCAACAGTTTAGATATGTTGGATGGATAGTCCGATACGAAATGATAATAGTCAGGGTTATTTTCCGATTTCCGTTTGTTTTTAAGGTTTAGAAAAATGGAGTGAGCGTCGGGAATCCATTTTTTTGTTTCCTCATCATATTTTTGAGTTGGAAGTATTTCCATAGTGACAATGGAAATTTCACCTCCGAAGGAGGTGTCCAAGGAACACTCTACAAGTCGTTTTATTCTATCAATTTTGTCCATGTCATATCTGAATTTAAAACCGCTGAATAAAGATGAGTTTGTTTCCACGAAGTGGGTTCAATTAAAGAGAGAAACTTGTTTCCGTTATCATCCTCATATAAGTGGTATATCTCCCCTATAATCGGTTCAAACTTATAAGATGACTCGTAGACCTCTTGGGTTATAATAAACGATTTTTGAAGGGTTTCTGCCTCTTTAATTAACTCTTTATATCTTCGGTCAAATATCTTGTTTGCTTTGTCCGTTCCGTTTCTTTTGAATGGTGTTAAATCGGTAGGTATAATCTGCGGCGCACCAACATGATGTGGATATTCCATTAAATTTGGTTTCAGATTGACCTTATCAATATGTGATTGTGTGGACATAAAAAAAGCCCCATTGATTGGGGCTTAAATTATAATTCATATTTTTGTAATGTTCAAGTTATTCACCCTTAATCATAGAAATTCCGTGTTTTAAAAATTCTTTTGCTCTTGGAGATACGTGTTGCATACCATAAACTTTTTCAATATCTTTTACTAACTCTTCCCCGTGTTCGTTCTCTTTGTAAAGTTCAATAATTTTATCCATTGCTCTATTACATTCTTTTTTTGTTTCGTCAAAGTAGTTGTAGGGTTTGAACTCTTTTAAATGGTTCATTACATCGTATGCCAAATGTTCTCCACCATCGGAAACTTTCGGATGAAGTCTTAAAGTTTTTAACAATTCAAGTCTATCAACTAATCCGTTGATTCCTCCTTTTCTTATTTTAACACCTTCAATATAATCTTCAGCGTCGTCGTCTCCAACAATCTCCTCTAAAGTTTTAACGTTTCCACCATGGCAGAACTTTCTATCTTCTTCTTTTTGAGACTGCTCTGAAATATAAAGTTTCTTAATTGACTCTATTTCCGTTTCTGTGATTTGAAATCTTTTACTCATAACAATAAATATACGGGTTTTTACAATAATAATTTACTCATTTAAAAATAAAAGACTTTGGTTTTCATAGTATTTATTACTATGAAAAAAATTACCAAGAAAATTTTAATACTTGTTAGTATAGTACTAATCAGTATAAGTGCTCAAGCACAAGATGTTGTTGTTTTAAAACACACAAATTACACATCTCACTATTCAAAATCTAAACATTATCCAGTAATGGTTGAGTGGTGGATTACAAAGGCTAAAGTTAGTTGCGAAAAGCCATTGGTTAGAAAAGACAATTTTAAACCTGACCCATTATTACCAAATGAAACTGATTTGGCTAAAGATTATGTTGGTAGTGGGTATGATAAAGGACATGTAATTCCCGCCGCAGATAACTTATGTCAAACTATTCAAATACAAGACGAATGTTTTTATTTTTCAAATATGATTCCTCAACCTCACTACAGTAACGCTGGTCCCTGGAAAAAAATTGAAGTTTTATCAAGAGACCTTTCAATTAAAAATGACAGCATTCACGTTTGGGCAGGTGCCGTGGGGTCTGTTAAAATTTTTGGAGGTCATAATGTTTCGGTACCATTAAAGACTTGGAAAGTAATTTACATAAAAAAAACAAACTCTTTTGAATCGTATCTTTTTCCAAACACAGATGAAAAAATTACTGATGTTGAAACTTTAAAAGTTAAAAAAGAAGTTATTGAACAATTAACAGGATTTAAATTTCGTTAAATAAAAACTTATTTAAGTTATCAATCGTATAAGTAGAATCATACTTGTCGTATATAAAATCCCACAGGGTCTGATTTTTTTTAAATGGGTGAGGTTGAGTCCTCGCCCATTTTTTTGCCCATACGTAATTTTCGCGACTCCAAGTTAATTTTTTTGTTGGTCTTTTGATAAAAAGAGACCTAACCTCCATTAAAATTTTACACCAAATAGCAAACATATTAATGTAATTGTGCTTATCAATAAGGCAATATCAATCTTACTGATTTTATGTTTCGTTAGAAACTTTGTTATTGTGTTTTTTATATCCATATCAAAAAAAAACCCCTATTAGAAGGGGGTTTAATATTTTAAAATAATTTTTGAGTATCGTTATATAATCTTCTCATAGTTTCCTCAATCATATTGATTTGTTTTTGGTCTTCTAAGGAAACCTCAAAACTTTTTGCTTTAATTAATCTAACTTGCTCTTGAAGTCTCTGATATCTTAAAAGCATACTGTCGTACAATTTTGCCTTTTCTTGTTGTGTTAAATGTTGTGCTCCCATCTTATGTTTTTTTTAAAAGTATTAAAAGAATTAAAATTGTAATTAGTTTTGGTACTTTATATTTGAAAATGTTTGGTTTATCTGGTCTAAATCATGAAAAATTTTGGTTTTAGATTCTGTGTGAATTTGTTTACCTGATTTTAACATAGACTTAACTTCTTCCATTTTTGAAATGATATCATCAACAGCGTCTTCAACATCGGAATTTCCATTATCCGATGCGGTAGTCATTGGTTGACTATATATATCCAAATCCATAGCAACTTCAAGCAATTTTTGGTATTGTAATTCTTTTATTATAAACTTAGACATATTTTTGATTATATTTATAAATAGTTAAATAAAACGCATATGAAAAAAATATTATTAATCTTACTTGTATTACCAATGGTAGTATTAGGACAAACGGAAAGGCAACAAAAAGAAGTCATTAGAAGTGGGGGTACTCAACCACAATCCCAACCTCAAACTTCATCACCAATTTCTCGTCCAAGTGAGTACCAACAAAAAACTCAAATTAGGACTCAAAATACAACACCAAATTATAATTTTGGTACAACACCAAATTATAATATTGGCACAAGAAATTCTTATAATTATTATACCCCTTATTACCATGACAGATGGAATAGATGGGGAGCTCCTTTTCAATACAGAAGTTATTACGACTTCTATTACTTTGATAGATTTGGATATAGAGCACCAGCAAGAATTTATTATAAACTTGATAACACTCAAGACACTATATACAGTAAACAAAACAAAGTTAGGGTTGGTTTAAACCTTTTAAATAAAAATAAAATTGGTGGGTGGTTTACTGTAGGTAGAGATGTTTATTTTAAAGCATCTTTTAACAAAACAGTATACGCAGACCAATCAACTTTCTACACAAATATTTCCATGGATATAGTTAGACCTTGGGTATTAAATAATCCCTCTCAAAACTACAAATTAAATGACATCAGAGATGAGTGGTCCATGTATTTTGGTGTTGGTAAAGAGTTTAAAAACTTTGGAGCTAACATTTCATTTGGTTTTGGGTACGAAAACGAAAAATATCAATATTTTGATGGTACTTATATATTATCAAACAATGGAAGATATTCTTTCAAGAATTTTGCTGATGATTTTACTACAATGAGTGTTGGTATAACTCATGATTATAAATCATGGTCACTATCTGCTGACTATGACCCCTTTAGAAAGGATTTTTACTTAGGTGTTGGATTAAATTTTTAAATTATGGCATACTCAGATAAGGTCATCGACCATTACTCAAACCCAAAAAATGTTGGGACATTAGATAAATCAAAATCAAACGTTGGTACAGGATTAGTTGGAGCACCAGAATGTGGTGATGTAATGAGATTACAAATAGAAGTAAACGACAATATTATAACCGATGCAAAATTCAAAACGTTTGGATGTGGAAGTGCAATTGCGGCATCTTCATTAGCAACGGAGTGGTTGAAAGGTATGACATTAGACGAAGCAATTAAAATGGATAATATGGAATTGGTTGAGGAATTAAACTTACCACCCGTTAAAATACATTGTTCAGTATTAGCAGAAGATGCCATTAAATCTGCAATAAATGATTATAGAAAAAAACAAGGATTAGAAGAATTAGTCTTCGATGCCTCACACGTATAAAAACAAAAAAAATAAAGTATGAGTTATATTATTGGAAAGAGTTGTGTTGATTGTATGGATACCGCTTGTGCAAGTGTGTGCCCAGTAGATTGTATTCACGGGCCTATTGATATTGAAGGTTCTGGTGGTGAAATTGAAAGAGATGGTAGGGCATCATTCCCAGGTGGTCAAATGTATATCAATCCTGATATTTGTATCAATTGTGGAGCGTGTGAACCCGAATGTCCTGTTAATGCAATTTACGAAGATGAGGATTTAGCAATAAAGGCGGGTGATGAAATTTCCGTTCATAAGAATTATAAATTTTTTGGTTTAGCATACAACTAATGATTACGGTTTCAGAAAAAGCATTACAACATGTTGTAAATTTAATGATGGAATCTGGAATAACTCCAGACTCTCATCATTTACGCGTTGGAGTAAAAGGTGGAGGTTGTAGTGGACTATCTTATGTCATGGATTTTGATGACAAAATTGAACCTACTGATGAAACTGTCGAAATTGATGGTGGATTAAAAGTGGTTATTGATAGAAAATCTGTATTATACCTCTATGGTACTGAGTTAGACTATTCGGATGGCTTAAACGGGAAAGGGTTCCAATGGGGTAATCCTAACGCATCAAGAACTTGTGGGTGTGGAGAGAGTTTTGCCCTCTAAATTACCTCCTTATCAAGTTGTAATAACCCCTGATGTTGTCTTTTCTTTCTAATAAAGGTAGTTTTATCTGTTTTTGATAGAGTTACTCCAAGAGCTCCGCAAAGTATTAAGGTTAAACATAGTAAATGTATCATAATTGTGTTTTTTTAATATAACTATTAAAATAATACAACAAAAATGGTAAAAAACTAATAAAAATAGGATTTTACTAGTAAGTTTATAGAAGTTCCTTAAATTATACTATAAAATGTTCTAATTTTATGTTTTCCGTTAAAATATGAGATTTTAAGTCCAAATACTGTTTAACCGTATTATAACTAAACCCAAATCTTTCTTTTAATGACCATTTATACTTATTATTTTTGATAATACCATCAATATAGTAATCCATATTGCTGTTTTTCCTTGAAATCTTATTTACGGGTAAATTTAAAGTAATTTCAAACCAATTTTTAATTATTTTTTGGTTTTCTGCATTAGTCAGTGAGAATAAAGGTAGATTTACACTAAAAATCTTTTGATTATACCATAATTGGCCGTTATTTTGATACTCAAAGAACCATTCTTTAGTATCAAAATTCATAATCCATATTTCTTGACCATGAGGATGATATATCGTGTTATGTAGGTCACGATTTAACTTGTTAAAAACAATTTTTTGTATTTTTTCAATTTGTTCTATATCCACCAACTAAAAAATACGATATAAAACATATAAATAAACCAAATCAGTAATACGATTGTTCCTGATGCAAATATTAAACTTAATAGTTCTAAAAAAAACTTAAATTTTTTCATTAATTCGTAAAACTATGAATTACCTCACCTTCAGTACCCCAAACAATAAAACTCGTAATCGGCTTATTAATATTAAAATACGGAAAGTATTGTTTAATATAATAATCAATCAAATAATGTGGGTCAAGTTCCTTATCGTACATGTTTTCTTTGGTTATGGTCGGGTCATTTACAAATATATCAACTTCCAATCCTCCCCACCCTCTTGGGTTATATAAATCTCCATTATAACGAATATCAATATGGTCAACCATTGGATAAATCTTTTTGATTATACCGCTATTTGCCATTTTCTCTAAACCTTTTATTTGAAATTCTTTAACCATTACTCTATAGTTTTAACAGGTAAATTAAAGTTTTTAGTGAACCACTTTTTGAATGGTTCGTGCCACTTATCGTCAAAATATCCATTAAGTTGAATATCATATGGATGCTCAAGTTGTACTATTGGACAAAGTTCTCTTGCTTTACTTCCTTTATCAAAATATTCGCAACCATACCACATAAAACATCTATCATCACCTCCGTTGTAGTCACCAATATAAAATAAAATTCTACTTTCATCATCACCTTCTTCACCTGTTTCATCATCTATTATGTCGTAAGGATTTGTCCAATTTATATCAGTAACGTCAAACATTTTATCAAGATACTCAATAACTAAATTCTCAAATTTTGACTCTGTGATTATATATTTCATTACTTATTGTCGGTTTTTAATTTGGCAACCATTTTAGATATGTCTGATAATTGTTTTTCTTTTTCTTTTCTTTCTCTTTCATTGTGTTTGTCCGTCTCTCTTTTCCACCAATTAGTAAAACTATCAGGATTTGCCTTTTCTCTTGCAGCTCTAATTAAATCTTCTTTATTTTTAAGTCTTGTTTCAATATTACCTGTTCTTTCTTTAAATGCATCAAGATTAAATCCTGGTTCTAACTTATCTTGACGTGTTGCGTGATGAGGTTTTCTTTCTTTTTTTGGTAATTCTCTTTCTTCACCATGTAATTTCTTAAATGAAATTCCATATTTTCCGATGTTATTTTTTGATTTAAATTTATTTCTAACCCAATCAGCAACGTCATCTCTTAAATCTTTATCAGAGTTGAAAAATAAATTGTCTTTCAATTGATTAAAAGCATCTAAAGAAACAACACCTTTTGATGGTCCCAATTGTGCCATAAGTTTACCATTAACATAAACGTTTCTATAGTCTCCTTCGTATTTAATATCGTAACCATTGAACATATCTTCTAACATTGATGTTAGTAATTCGTTGGCTTGTTGTTCTGTTATTATAATTTTCATATTAATGTCCGTAAATTTTTTTTCTGTTTTGAGTATCTACAATGTCTAAATAAAAATTCTCAAGGTCTCTTTCTCCCGATTCAATTTTTTTTGCAACCTCATCTCTACGGTATGCTGTGTTATTTACAATGTAGTCAAACATCTCTTCGTCCGTAATTCCTTCAGGCTTAACAGGGTCAGGAACACAATCATTTTCTTTATCCCAAACATCTATCTCGTCAATTGATAAACCTGATTCACCAACAATATCTTCAAATTTTGGAACCATAATTTCATCATACCACTCTTCAATAACATGTAAAACATATGAACGTCTCACACTCAATAAATCACAAAGGCTTTTTACTATTTTTTTTGAAATATATAAACTGCCCTTTTCAAAATCATCATTCTCAAAATAATATGCTGTGGAAATAGTATTTTTTCCATTAACACACCAATCCTCACGACGATTTCCATAACTACGAGATTTTTTGGATATCTTTCTTTCACCCTTACTAATATATTCGTTCATATATTTGATGATAGCGTTAGTGATTGACTGACTACTTTTATTAAGTCTACTATATTGGTCTTCTGTGATTATAATTTTCATATTATGCGATATCAGATGTAGACTTTTTAGTTAATGACGCATAAATTGGTTGAGCCATTTGATTAGCCTTTTTGGCAAGGTCTCTTACAGGTACTTCATAAGCCGCAGTCGCATATCTTTGACCATTCTTATTCACAAAATTATTTAAAAGGTCAGATGGTGTTTTACCTCCTGTTAGATAGTCTTTGGCAATTAAGTTGTAGTATGTTTGAATACCGTCTTGAACTGACGAATGAAATACATTTTTTCCAGTATCAACGTTACCGACGTTGAATGGATTTTTTGTTTTAATCGGCCTTGCCTTTGGATTACTTGAGAATCCCCCTTCAATTGCCAATTGAGCAAGAGCTAATTCAGCAGGAACATATTTGTTATATTTGTTGTAAGCATTTTTTGCAGCATCTGCTAACATAGACCCTCTAATACCTAAGAGATTTGCCGACCTACTACCAATAAACTTATCTGCAATCTCTTCATATGCTTTATATCCTTCTGATGTGTTAAGGTCTAATTTTGTAAACATACCATCACTACCTGATATGGATGGGCCCTTACTATCAAATGTTTTTGCATCACCCGATGATGATGTAGTTGAATCTTTATCCCCTAAAACCCCTTTAATAAAATTACCCAAAACATTATCACCTTTCGGGTCCATTAATTGTTTTGTAATTAAATCAGCTAATTCCTGTTCTGTAAGTCTTACGATAAATTTCTTTCCCATACAAATAAATACCTTAATTTTTCAAATACACCTTCTTTATGCGCATCAGCTAATCCTTCAGTATTTTCTTTTTTTGGATACATCGGTCTAGTTTCATCTAACCTCTTAAGAAACTCTCTATTTTCAAATTTATCATAATCATACAAAGTTGATATGTTATGTTTTTTTGCCCACTCGTTAAATGTTAGTTTGTCCATGTCTTTGATAAAATTATAATACAAATATATTAAATTTTTTTATAATAAAAAACCCCTCACTATGGAGGGGTTAATTTCTTATTCAACTACTGTGATTGAGTTAATGTTTGTTCCTTGTTGAATTTGAGGAATGATATCTAATCCTTCAACAACTTTACCAAAACATGTATGGTTTCCGTCTAAGTGTTGAGTTCCTTGTCTGCTGTGACAAATGAAGAACTGAGAGCCACCTGTATTTCTTCCTGCGTGTGCCATAGAAAGAACTCCTGTATCATGAAATTGTTTTGGGGCAGATACTTCACATTGGATGGTATAACCTGGTCCACCGTCACCTCTTTTATTTGGGCAACCACCTTGAGCCACAAATCCAGGGATTACTCTATGAAAGTTTAGACCATCGTAGAATTTTTCTCCGATTAATTTTAAAAAGTTATTAACTGTAATTGGTGTTTCGTTGTCGTATAATTCGGCAATCATATCACCCTTGTCTGTAGAAATTTTTACTTTGCTCATATTGTTGTTTTCAACAAGTATAACAATTTAATATCTTCCAGTCAAATAAACGTGAATAGTTTCTGGAATTTTTGTACAAATTGTTCTTTCTCCTTTGTCGTTCTCACAAGGAATGTCTGGTAACTTTTTGATTAGTTTTCTTAATTCAGTAGGTGCTCCTTTTAACATTCTAACAACATCTTCTTTAGGATATAATTGTTCTCTGTTAAATTGTTCTGTAATATTCTCTTCAAATTCTTCATCATCAAACTCATCTTCATCACCCGTCATTCCGTAATATATATCAAAAAGTTGGTCTCCAAATTCTTCTTTGGCATAATCAAGTAAGTCATCAAATTTATCTTCTAACCATTCATTACCTGGTTGATTAATAAATTCATCTAAAGCCCATGATAATATATTATCGGCATATTCAAACTCGTCACTAAAATTGTCTGGATTAGTCTCTTGCTCAACTTGCTTTTCTACTAAGTTTGTTAGTTCTCCCTGTCTTCTTTTCATACGAGACATCCAGTCGTCACTGTCTTCAAGAATCATTCTAACCATTCTAATTAAATCAGATTCTGTAAGTTTTATTTTCATAATTAATAAATAGTTTATGAAATAAAAAACCCTCCAAGAATGGAGGGTTTAATTACGTATTGGTAATTTATCTTATTGTTGTTGACCTTGTTGTCCTGCTCTTCTTGTATTTCTTCTTGCTTGTCTTGCCAATCTTTGGTCAAATCTTGCTTGTTGTCTAATTTGTTGTGGAGTTAATTGTCCCCCTAATGCTTGTTGAGATTGTGCTGATAATTGTGGTTGAGGTGCCTCAGCTCCAAATTCATCAGTTCCTGTAGTTGCAGGTGCTGCTTGTGTTGCAGGTGCTGCTTGTGTTGCAGGTGCTGCTTGTGTTGCAGGTGCTGCTTGTGTTGCAGGTGCTGCTTGTGTTGCAGGTGCTGCTTGTGTTGCAGGTGCTGCTTGTGTTGTAGCCGCTGGTGTTGTTGAAGGTACCGATTTAGCTTTGTTTGCCATTGCAGTTGTTAACGCTGCAAGAGTTTTTGGTCCTAATACACCATCAGCACCTTTAGGTCCTAAATCCGCATTATATTTTGTTTTTAGTAATTCTTGGATTTTAGTAATTAATGTTTTTCTATCCATAGTTGTTGCCGCTGTAGGTACTGTACTTGAAACAGGAACTACAGGTGTCGCCTGTTCTTTAATGATTTTGGCGTTGTTATGAAGATTTAGAATTTCTAATCTTTCTGATTCGGTTAATTTTAAAAGTCCCATTTTATATTTTTGTTTTTTTTATTTATTTTGATAAAGATGCCAAGATTTTTTCTAAATCAGGTTGTCCATCTGCTGTTGTTGGTAATCCTTGTACTGTTTGATTAACTTCACCAGAAACTTCTCCATTTAATTGTCCTAAAACTTTTTCTAAATCATTATCAGATAATTGACCCGTAGGTGTTATACCCAATCCTGTTTGAACTTTTTTACTGTAGTCTCCAACCATTCTTGAGTAATCGTTATTTTTATTTCCACCTCCTTTATTACCACAAGACGCTTTAGCGGTTGCAAGTTCATCAGCAGTTACTGAATACGTTTTTACGTAATCATCCCACTTTGTTCCATTTGAATATCCTCCAGTTACAATAACACCATTTTTGACATTACAATAATTACCGTTAATGTTTTTTTGTCTTTCACTTACTGATTGAGTTCCCGATAAATCATACCCTGATGGGGTTTTTTGTTGTTGAGATGCAGCATAAGCTCCAAATCCTATTTCTTGAATTTCTTGTTCTGAAATTACAGTTCCTGGCTTTGCCTTAATAAGACTTTTCATCTTATTTAATTCTTCAAATATGTTATTGTTTTGTTTCACGTTAGTTTTATTTATAAATACTTCTAATTTTCATAATCTTCATCATCAGCGTAGTAGGTGTCACTATCCATCCATTCAAAATCATCCATCGTTAAATTTTTCTCATACTTCTTATTGAACCAATTAATAATTTCTTTGATTGACTTTAGGTTTGACATTGAAAATAAAGTATTAATCTTTGTTACCAAATCGTCGCTAATGTATATTACGTTAAAATGGTGGTCAGGTTCCATACTTGAATATTGAATTCTAAATTTAATCAAGTTTTTCCCAAACTCCCCATCCGCAACATCAAATTCACCATCACCAATATCCCATGTTTTCCAATCTTGGGAATCCAAATATTTGGAAATTAAAGTGTTCACCTTATTATTCTCCACAATAATTTTAAGTTGATTTTCAGAAATGATATAGTTCTTGGACATAATGATAAATACCTTTTAAAACAAAAAACCCCTCACTATGGAGGGGTTATGAAATTATTTTTGATGTTTTGTTTTGGAAACAATTTTCCAAATTTTTTGTATTGGGGCTCCGAGTAAATCTTCCCACATTCCAATAACATAGGTTGAATCACTTTCTCTACGATTTCTCACCTCAAATATCATCTCATCTTCTTTTGTAATGGTCTCTTCGTCTGTGACTAAGTAGTCCATATCCTTAACCGTTAGTGTTTGTATCATAACTAATAATAGTAAATTAAATTAAAATAATCAATTACCCTTGTTAGGTTTTGTTTTAGTTAGAAAGTATCTAACCTTGTCCACATTAATAAATTGTGAACCAATAGTGTAGTTTGGAGTTCTAAGGGGTTCAAAGATTTGACGTTCTTTAGGAGTTGTGATAATAATTTTATTATCTTCAATTTTGATTGTGTTGTGATTTTCCATATAACAAATATAGGTGAAAATTCTAATATAATCTACCCTATTGGATAAATGTTTAGACGAGAATGAACTCCTGCCATTTTAGCTAAGTCACGTACTGATTGTCCAGCCTTTTGTCGGAATGATTTGGATTCAGCATAACTAACTCCTTCACGGTAAAAAAATACAACGTCTATACCTTCTCCAAATTTGTCTACCGCAACGTATGTGATTTTTGGAAATTCATCTAAGAATATTTTGTGATTCAATAACTTCTTAAGTATTTTTACTTCTTCTTCCATATTACATTCTTTCCCAAGTCTTTATATAAAATTCCAAATCCAATGGAACTCCATAATACTCTAAATCAATATTAAAGAAATTTTTTAAGTCATTTCTAACTTTTTTCATTAAATCATAATTTGTTTCTGCAACATTATCATCAACATCATTAAAATAAAATTTTAATAGAAGTTGTTTTGTTGAATGATTTTCAGAACCGTAATGGACACCTTTTTCTCCGACTTCAATTTTATCTACGTAATCACCAAATTTTTGTTCAAAAAATTCAATAATTCTTGGCAATAGTTTTTCAATACGTTTTTTATGTTTTTCAATAAAGTCAATTCTTCCTTCTGTTGGAAGAGCATGAAATTTTTCAACCCAATCAGGTGCATCACCACTAATCTGCATTCCTTCTCTTAATATCTTACGGATGAGTTCTTTCATTATTCATAAATACCATCAAACAAAGTAAGTTAGAAGAGCAATGTCTTTTTCTTTATCATACTTCTTGATGTCGATATGAATTCCAAGTTCAGATGCGAGCTTTAATCCTTTATCCCAAGCATCAACTTCATTAATGAATCTCTTCATCGCAAACTCCCGTGGTTTCAAATCCTCGTCAATATTTTTGTAACAATTTACACCTATATTTGTTACAGGTTGTAATGCGTGACCACATTCATGTAATAAAGCAAATAACCCATTCTTATCAAGGTTATAAGCTCTGTGAATATAGATAGTTTTGTTTTCGTGACCCAAGAAACAAGTAGAATCATATAATTCAACTTTAACACCTTTTTGATTATAGATGTAATCAACAACTTTTTGGAAATTTTGTGGGAAGGTCTTTTTCATGGTGTATCTTATTGTTTTACAAAGATACAAAAAACATATGACAAATAAAAATACTATGAATAACTATAATTTGCTGGTCTTCTAAATTCTTTGATTTGTATATTTGTATTCAAAAATCCATTAAAGTATTTTCTCAAGTGATTACTCATTGCCGATGTTATTTCTCCTTGTTGTACATAATTCCAACCGCGAGCCATTTCTTCTCCCTCCCTTGTCATTTCAAATTCAATTATAACATAAATTGTATCAGACCATTCACTGTAATTAACTGGAATGATTTTCATATATTCCATCCACCAAAATTTGATGAGGGGAACAAACTTTTCCATAGTATCTTCAAACGAATTATGAGACCAATTTCTACTACTTGACATATTCTAAAATTGTTTCAGAGTGAGAGGGTGAAAAAATAATTGTTGGATTCATATATAAATGATTTGGAAACATACATTTAGCCAATGGAAGTAGATGTTCAAATAATTTTTCTCTTACCTCAACCTCAATCTTTTGATTCATCAATTCACTATGGTGTATTGGAGAAACAGTAATATGAATTTCCAATGGTCCTGTCATAATTCCATCTACTTCTTGAGCATGTCCTCCTGTTCCAAAGAACTTTCTTACTCTAACTTCTGTAACATCCAATATCCACGGAACTAATTTCATTAGCATCCGTTTAAGAGGTTTATGGTCTAAAACATAAGGGTCTTTCGGTGCAGTAAGGGTTGATGTAATATCAGTTAAAGTTGTACCAAACAACCTTTCCTGAATTAATGATGAAGTTGTTGATGGTGTGGTTCTAACTGGTTCTGATATTATTTTATTAACAATTTTAGAAACCATGGGTGGTAGAGGTTCACCTTTTGGTGTAGAATACATTGGTATTGGTGGAGGTGGTGGAGGATTATAAAAACCACCTCCATTTATTCGTCTTGTGACATCTTGTATTATTTCACCGTCGTTGTCTACATAACGATGATTTGCCGCCATATCAGGATACCCATTAGGTAACAACGGTGGTCTACCAGTCAGTCTACTTAAAAAATTTAATATATTCATTATTTCTCCTTTATTTCAGAAACATATCTTCCAAAGAAAAACATAAAGAAAAATATTGTGAAAATCCACCTATAGGATTCAACAGGTTTACCATTCATACAATACGAAAACAAAATAAGACCACTCAATATGGCCATCAATAGATAGAATAAATGTTTCATACCATAAAAATACAAAATAAAAAACCCCCAATCAAGTGGGGGTTAGTATTCTTTATAAATGTTATGAGTAAACTTTTAGAATGTTAGTATTATATCCCAAACTCTGTAGTAACTCTCTGGAATTTTTCATAAAATCATTTCTACCGTTCCAACTTTTGAATGAAAATTTAAGGTCTCCTCCCAAACTCGGGTTGTTGGTTTCAAATTTAATTGCATGTAATATTCTTGCATTTGGTAATTCTTTAATTTTTTTCTTAATTTCTTTATTCAAAGTTTTTTTAACCCATTCATCAACACCAACATATATAGCTCTACCAAAATCTAACTTAAGCTGTCCATGAGTAGGGTTTCCAAGTTCAATACCTAAAAAACTCTTAATCTTTTCTTGTATTTCTTTTTTAATTTTTTCAGTATTAAATTTTTCAGTTCCTTGATATTTTATCAATCTTTCCCAGTCAACTTGAAATTCAACATTAACATTATATGGAGTAGTTTCAATAAAAATAATTTTTATAAAATCAGGTAACTCCAATTGTCTAATAAAAAATTCTAATGGATTTTTATATCTGTCTGTAAATTTATCCTGAGAACGAAGTGATGGCATTTTATGTTTACCCATTCTCACAAGTCTTTTTCCAACGTTTGACGCATTGGTAAGATTATTTCTATAACCATATATAACTTGGTCAGGATACATTCCATTATCCTCAGCAAATTCTGCAATGTATTTTTTAACTAAATATGATAACGGATATTCTCCAATTTCATCACCATGATTTTTTTTAACCCACGGCCTGAAATAATGTAAGAATACCTCAACATAATCCTCATCATCATACATTTCGTCACTGTATGATTCAACAATTCTGTTAACTACCTTAACAAGTTCAGATTCCGTAAGAGTTATTGTTTTTTTCATCTTTTATAAATACTTTATATTATCCAACCCAATCACTTTGTTTTATCATCCTTGTATTATCTTTATCGAAAACAACATTTACATCAGTGTAACTTTTGATTTTTTGTTTAAGTTTTATTTTTGTATCGTGAAGAAAGGCAGCTCTATTTATATGGTCTAAACTATCCCAATATTCATCGTTAACCGCAAATAAAACATATAATGTAAACTGATTAGGTGCTGTATGACGAACATCAAATGCAATATCAGTCACATACTCAGGAAGAATATTTGGTAATAACTTATTAAGTGAATTCTCAACTTGGTCTTGGTCCATGATTATAAATACTTCAAACAAAGATAATAAAAAATCCCATCTTTAAGGGATGGGATTTAATATTTTAAGGTATTTTATGAACAAATTCTTCAATTTTTTCTTTAGGAATACACACACAATCCAAACATTTACCTGATTCGGTTTGATATGGGATACCTTCTTGAAATTGTTTTACTACGTATCCTAATGACTCTATTTTGGCTTTTAATTCATTTTCCGATGAACCTTGTTCTTTTAATAAATGGTCTTCAAATTCTACAAATAAATAAGGTCTGTGTTTTTTAATAGTCTCTTCAGCACCATCGAATACATATGACTCATATCCTTGAACGTCTATTTTAATAAAGACAACATCGTTAAAATCATAACTATCTAACGCTCTTTGTTGAATCATGTCTCCACTTTTTCCAACTCTTACGTCACCAAAATTAACATTTCCTTTATCGTGATAGTCAGGAGACTCTATGTGAACATACCCATCAAATCCATCCCCAATTGCAACATTATGACAATAAACATTATCCAATCCGTTTAAGAATACATTAGTACATAACTGGTAGTATATAATTCTTTGAGGTTCAAAACTATGAACTTTTCCACTATCTCCAACCAAATGAGAAAAATCTACGGCAAAGTTTCCATTATTTGCACCAATATCTATAATATCTTTTCCACTACAATCTATTTGATTTTGTTCAAGAAAATCAAACATATACTTCTCATATTGCCATCCTTGTATGATTGAACTTGTAACGGCATTATCGTTAGGAAATAATGCAAATGTTAATTTATTAACATAAAATGCATTTGTAAAATCCTTCTTGTCAACTTGATATAACCCTATATTAAATTTTGTTTTCATTATTTACTGTTTTAAATAATCTATCCCAAATTAAAGTGTAAAAACCATAATTACCCTTAAATAATGAATGATGCTTAGCATGTTCAGTTGCGGTATACAATAACCTTCCAAACTTCGTATTCAAGAACTTTTGTGAGTATATCTCGACACCTAAATGAAGATATGTTGTATATACTATCGTAACAGACACCCAAATATAAACATGTGATGTATGTATTGGAAGTAAAAAGAATAATAAAAGTAAAGCCCCGTGATTAACAATTGCTTCTATGGGGTGCATAGATAATGCTGAAAGCGGAGAAACATATTTAGATTTATGATGTGTCACATGTACCAAATTGAATATTCTTTTGTGATGCATGGTTAAATGAGATATATAAAAATAAAAATCATATATTAGAAACATAATGGGGATAACCATAAAGTAGTATCCCCATCCATGTTCTTCAATATTATAATACAAAGTTGTATATTCCAGTAATTTAGTCTTATATAAAACAGTGGCTATCACTGTGAATATAAATAAACTAATAATTGAATGTTTAATTTCTCTAATATAGTCTTTATATAGAGGGGTTCTTTTTTGTACAGTTTTTAATCCATTATTAATCGTCAAGAAAGTAAATGCAAACCCTGTCGCCATTATATAAAATAAAATTAAATTTAAAAAAGTTGAAAAGAAAAACTCCATATTAGAACATTTTTAAACCTTCAAAATAAGTGATTCTTATTTGCTCATTATTAGCTGTCCATCCAACAAATACTTGGTTTCTATATTTTTCAGAATGGTAATAATTAATTACTTTATTTAAATGTTCACTCTCATAAACTATTAATATGCCTATAATTTCTTGATTGAATAATTTTTTTAATTGGTTAAACAAATCAAATGTTGCATAATACATCGCCATTGCAACACCTCTATTATTTCCACGATAATCTTCTCTTACAAATAATCTGAAATATAAAAAATGATTTCTTATTTGTTCAAAATAAACTGGTGTTCCTGATGACACACCAACAATTTCATTCTCTTCATTCAAAACTATAAATAAAACTTCGGATAATCTTTGGTTTAAGTATTGAAAATCCGTACTTGGAAGAGCATTTTCTTTCTTCCAAAATTCCAAAATTTTATCATCAATTTCTAAAGTATGATTATCATAAACTTGCAAAAGTTTAATCGGTTGTACATCGTCTGTAACTTGATTGTCTTTGTAATAAATGTATTCCATATTTTATTATTTTGTATATCTAAATTGTTTGAAAAACCATTCATAATTCGTGTAAATCCAATTAGTCACGTCTTTTCCTAATAATTCTTTTGCTCTGCTTTTAACAGGTTCAAGTTTTTTACGAATATTATGGTCACCATACATACCGTACACTTCATCATCTTCTTTGGTTACCTGTTCAATATTATCGAAATCGTGTTGAAAGTTAGGTAATTCTAAATATTCATAAATTTGATTCATTGTTGTATCTGGATACAAACATAAGTCTTCAAATCTAACAAAATGCATTTTAGAGTTAATTCCTGTTCTAAAAATTTCACTTAATCTTTCAATTGCTAATCCTACAGGAGGTTGTTGTGCCCATATGTCTATTCTTTTTGGAACTGTAGTACCTTGTCCTTTAGACCAATCTAATATATCAGATTGTCTTTCAGGGTGTTTTCTAAAGTTATTTTCCATTGAGGCAAATATATCACGTAAATCTCTAACCATGCAAATAATTTTAGGCTCTTCATTACGAACAAATTTTAAAAAATCATAATGGATTCCCCATCCTCTACTTTTATCTACAACATATTTTTTATCGGTGATTGCATTGTAAAAAGCATCCATACCTTCTTTACAGAATGCTTGATACCCTGTTTTCATAAGTTCTGCATCTTGAGCAATAAACTCAGGACTTGTTGTGTAATTCGCTCTTGCTGCGAATATTAATTCTAAAACACCTGATGTTGGCGTTGCATATATATCAGGGTTTTGAGCCAAGATATTTTGTAAAAGAGTTGAGCCCGAACGTGGAAGTGAGCTTTGATAAAATATTTTCTCCATTATTTGTTTTTGATTGCGTTTATTATTTCATCATAATTAAAGATTTCATCTTCATTATTATAAGGGAATTCCAATAAATCTCCTCCAATGTTAAATTTAGATAAGAATGAATTTCTTAATTCAGGTTTAACTGTGAATGGGTTTGATTGAATGTTGGTATGAATATCATATCCAAATACGTTTGGTTTGTTAGCAATCCATAAAACAGTTGAAGGTTTGTTCATCGCCGCTGCAGTATGTTGTGCAAAACTATCCATAAAAAGTCTTTTTTCGCTTAGTTCAATTAACACGGCCAATGCTCTGAAAGAATCTGAAACAGGGAATGTGTTCTCATAAGATATTTGGTCATCTCTTTTTATGTGAACAACATTATATTCGTCTTTGTGTTCGTTAATAATATTTTGTGCTAACTTGAATGGAATGTCTCTTGCCCAAGAATAGGGTAATCCATTTTCTCCTCCACCATTTGCTTGAATAAGAAATATTGGTTTGTTCGTAACAAATTTGTTTGAGAAGAATTTTTTTTCTCTATCTGTTAAATAAATTTTTGGTAATTCACCATTATATTCAATCCCGAACAATCTACACCAAGTTTCTATGATGTGTTCTTTGTATTGAATATGTTCTGAGGTAAGATATGGGTCGTGAGCAAATAATTTCACCTCTTTATCTTCAATGTACTCTTCGTAGAAATAACTTAACGACCCAAAGTTAAGAGTCCTGTAAACATTTGGGTTATTTAAAAATACGTCAGCGTATCCTGACACAACGATTAATTTTGATTCTGGGTATTGTTTTTTAATTGCCTCACAAACTGCTGTCGCAATAACACATTTACCAATACCTCCACTAATTTGGAAAATAATATTCATATAAGTTTGATTATGTAACAAAGATAAAATTCTTTGTTACATAATCAAGTTTATAATTAGAATAATCAAGTTTATAATTAGAATAATCTTGAAGAATCAATTGTTGTTGTTGATAATATAGATGTTCCTAATTTAGAAGCAATTGCAGTTAATAGTACTGAATCATCAGTTCCCCAAGAAGCTAATTCTTCTGAAGTCAATGTTACTTGAGATGATTGAACATGATTAAACTTTGCAGGTTGAGCTTCAACGGCTTCAACACCTTCGGAAGCTTCTACTCCAGCAACTGCTGCAGTGTAAGTACCGAATAATACTTCAAAATTTGTTTTTGCTGCGCCTACAAGGTAAGGACGAGCTAATGCAGTTAAATAATCTGCTGTTGTTGTTTGAGTTTGAACAAATGGTCCACTTTGTGAAGTGAATGTTGCTGCGGGATTGATTTTTGCTATTAACATAGTTTTTTTGTTTTGTTTTATTGTATATAAATATACATCATTTATTAATTTATTTAAAGAATAATAAGAATATTTTTATTCTACATCATTAACTTCTGTACCATTCCAAGTATCTAAAGCTAATTTATCTTTTCTAGTTCCAATTAAAAGAACATTATATTCTCCATCACTATTAGTAGTAATATCAATACGAGTTTGTTCTTCGTTTATAACACCAAATCCATAACCTAAGTGTTTTTTGGCGTTTACATATACTTGGTCATTACTGTTTAACAAACTATAGTAATTAGGTAATTCAATAGAAGCACTACAATTTAAAGTTGTTACATTAAATCTGTAAATGTTATCTCCAGCAGTAGGTGATTCTACGAATGAATGTTTCAAGAACTTACCAGCTTCTGCTTTTACTGGGTCAGGGTGAGGAATCTTGAACGAACCAGATGCCTTACTTAAGTTACCACAAACACACATGTTGTTTACATAGAAAGTACAAGCCGCACTAGCTGTTAATTCACAACCAAATGCTCCAGAATAAGCACCACTTGTAATATTACAAGCACCTCCTCCAATAAATGAATAATTACCACAAGCAGTATTACATAAACCACCACCTATTGTTGCATTTGAACCTCTTATACAATTAGAATAACCCCCACTGATTGTTGAATTAGCTCCAATAAATGTTCTATTACATTTACCTCCACCTACAAAGTTATTTGAACCACAAGCTAAGTTGCATATACCACCTGCAACTGTTGAATAAAAAGAACTAGCAGTGTTACAATATCCACCACTAATTGTTGAGGCAGTTCCATTAGCTGTATTACAATATCCACCACCTACAAATCCATAACTACTAGCCGAGTTGTATTTACCACTAACAATTGCTGCATAACCTCCAGCTCCACAGTTACATTGTCCATTACCAATAAAGCTATAAAAAGCTGTAGAACAAGTTAAATTTCCATACCCACCTGATATTGAAGAAGTATTTCCACAAGCTACATTAAATTTACCAGCTCCAATAAATGAATAACTTGCAGAAGCTGTATTTGTATAACCGCCTGTCACAACAGAATTAATACCTCCAGCAGTAGAGTTAATACCACATCTTAGTGTTGAACCACTACCGCTACCAGCAATAATAATACCTCCACCAGCAGCTGTATAAGCTGTCAATAAACCAGATGCGCCAACACAAACAGCACAACCACATGTTAAACCAGCTATATTGGCACTTGTTGTTATAAGAGAAGACGTACACACATAACTTGTACCACAAATCGTAGGAGAAGTAACACAAGTACCTGCACTTGAAATACCTGTAGCACATAAGTTATTTGAATAGAATGTACAAGCCGCGGAAGCTGTTATGTTACATCCAAATGCACCAGAGAAAGAACCACTAGTAACGTTACCACATCCACCTAAAATAGTATTACAATCTCCACAAGCGGTGTTACAAAATCCACCTAAAATGTTAGAATTACATCCACAAACTAAATTCTTACAACCTCCAACAACGCTAGAAAGAGCTCCAATTGTTGTATGGCAAAGTCCTCCACCAACAAATGAACAAGCTCCACAAGCCTTATTCGTTACCCCACCAACCACAATAGAAGCAACACCACATGCTATATTAGGTTGTGCAAGAGTTCCTCCTCCACCTATAAATGAATTATCTCCAATAGCACAATTCTTTATTCCACCACCAACAAATGAAGCAGTTCCACAAGAAACATTCAAACATCCACCTACTACCACACTAAAATTACATCCTGTTGTGGAATTGCATATACCACCTCCAATAGTTGACCAACCTCCACATGCAGTGTTTAGAGCACCTCCTCCGATAAATGAACTACCACCAATAGATGTGTTAGAACCACCACCTCCGATAAATGAACTACCACCAAAAGCTCTATTACAATTACCACCACCAATTGTTGCAGTATTTCCTGTTATTGTGTTACAACTACCACCACCAATTAATGAATAAGACCCACTAATTGTATTACCTGAACCACCAACAATTGATGCATTGTTTCCACAAGTTATATTATTAATACCTCCAGCAATTACTGAACAGTTTGAACCTGTTGATATTGTGTTACCACTACCATTACCAATGAATGAGTAAGTTCCATAAGATATATTACAAGCTCCACCATCTATTGATGATGTACTTCCTGTTACAGTATTATTTAAACCACCACCTACAAATGAAAATACTCCACTTGCGGTGTTTCCACTACCCGCTAAAGATGCTGAACAGTTTCCTGAAGCAATATTTCCAACACCACATCTAATAACCGAACAAGTACCTGTACCTGCCGAGTATATTAAAGGTGTTGAAGTTGCCGTATAAGAAACTAACATACCGTTAGAATCCGCACAAACGGCTGAATTACATGTTAAGTTAGCTGCTATTAATCTATTTGATTTAAACGAACATGCCACAGAGTTTGTTAATCCACATCCGAATACTCCTGAATAATTGGCACTTACAGTATTACAACATCCACCAAGTACTGATGAATAATTACAAGAAACAATATTATATTCTCCACCGATTACTGAAGAACTTCTACCACAAGCAGTATTAAAACAGCCACCACCTATGAAAGCACCTCTACAAACTATATTACAATATCCACCACTAATTGTTGAGGCAGTTCCATTAGTTGTATTACAATATCCACCACTAATTGTTGAACAATTTCCACAAGCTGTATTATAACCACCACCACTCACAACTGCATATTTTCCTGAAACTGTACTTCTTCCACCACCACCTACAGTTGCACCATAACCACTAGCAGTATTACCAATACCTCCAGCTACAGTTACATACCAGCTACAAGCATTATTTAGGTCACCACCCCCTATAGTTGAATAAGGTGAGTTAGGTATAGATGTATTACCAAAACCACCTCCAATAGTTCCATAAGTCGCACAATTTAAGTTAGAAAATCCACCACCAATTGTTGAACCATTATTATTAGCTCGATTATAACAACCACCACCGATAAATGAATAACATCCACCAACTGTGTTACAAGTACCACCAGCTATAGTTGAACTACAATTTCCACAAGCTGTATTACAACAACCACCTCCTATGAATGAACCTCCATAACCTGAACTGACTGTATTACATACACCACCAACTACAGATGATGTACTTCCTGTTACAGTATTACTTAAACCACCACCTACGAATGAATATGCTCCTGTTGCAGTATTTCCACTACCAGCTAAAGAAGCTGCACAGTTTCCTGCTGCAGTATTACTTACACCACATCTAACAACCGAACAAGTACCTGTACCTCCTGAGTATATTAAAGGTGTTGTTGTTGCCGTATAAGAAACTAACATACCGTTAGAATCGGCACAAACGGCTGAATTACATGTTAAGTTAGCTGCTATCAATCTATTAGACATGAATGAACATGCCACAGAGTTTGTTAACCCATATCCAAATACTCCAGAATAACTACCACTAGCTGTATTACCACATCCACCTAGTACAGCTGAATAATTCCCACAAGCAGCATTGCAAACACCACTTCCTATGAATGTGTACATTCCTATGGCTCTTTGTGTAGAACCAGCACCTATAAATGAATAATACGAACTAGCTGTGCTATTATAACCATTAACTATGGTTGCTCCACCTCCACAAGCAGTGTTTTGATAACCACCACCTATAAATGACCTATCACCACTTGCACAATGTCTTTGACCACCTATAATAGAAGCATAGAGACCTGAAACTGTATGATTAATACCACCAACAACCGAACTACCAATACAACAAACTTTGTTAAAATCTCCTGCTCCTATAAAAGTTGTTCTTGCATAAGTATTATTATTAGTTCCACCACCAATAAATGAACCACAGCCACTAACCGTATTACAGTATCCACCAATAACAGATGAACAGTTTCCACAAGCTGTATTATATTTACCACCACCAACAAAAGTATAACTTCCACTAGCTGTGTTTTGACCACCTCCAACTATTGTTGAATAATATCCGCTGGCTGTGTTAGAACGACCTCCTAATAGTGATGTACGGTTTGCAGTTGCACAGTTTCCTCTACCACCACCAACAGTTGAAGCATATCCACAAGATATGTTATTATAACCACCACCAACAAATGAATAAACACCACTAGATATGTTAGAATCTCCTCCGCTTATTGTTGATTTGTCACAACTAGCTGTGTTACAATATCCACCACTTACAGTTGAATAATATCCACTTGATGTATTACGTTTACCACCAGTAATGGTTGAATAAGTACCGCTCGCTGTATTGTGGTCACCACCTGCGACCACAGTAGCATTATTACAAGATATATTAGTGTTTCCTCCACCTATAAATGAATAACCTCCACTAGCTATATTACTACTACCGCCACCGACAATTGAATCATTTCCACAGGCTGTGTTACAACTTCCTGCTAAAGATGCCGAACAATTTCCACCAGCTGTGTTTCCAACACCACATCTAATAACCGAACAAGTACCTGTACCTGC